TAGTCGGGACACCGTAGGACAGACGGGACGGACGGGGATGGGCGGTTGCAGGGCTGTTACGCGGACCGCTGGCTGTCAGCCAACCCAGCGCATACGCGGCGTCCCTGGGACCTCGACCTCGACAGGGACCGTCCACTCCTTGAAGCCCTCACGCCGACAGGTCAGGACGAGCCGCATCGGTTTGTTCAACCACTGGTCCCGCCAGCGGCTGGCTCTGTCATCGCCTTGCTGCCAGTGCGGAGGCCGCGTGAGCTCAAGACTGAACGGACGCCCCGCACCGACCTGCAGAGCGATCGGGCTAACGGTCTGGCCGTCAACGTCCGCGCCGTCGGCGCCATACGTGAACCGGAGAGGCCCCCATACCTGGGCGTCGAGCTCCGCTTGGGACGGTGGGCCAGGGGGTCGCTCAAGCCGTGCCATATCGTCGCTGGGCATGATCTTGATACGGATCTCGTCCAGGCTGCAGAGCGGAAGCGGCCCGATCAAGCGCACGCTGAGCGTGGCCCGATCGCCTTCCGTGCGCTCGATCGCAAGCTGAAACTGTGGGAGCAAATCCGCATGCCACCGGTCCTCCTCGATCCGAGCAACGATGACGGCGGTGTCGTTTGAGGTACGGGCTGACTTCCACGATCCGACAGCAGCGACCGCGCTGAGGGCGGCAGCGGACAGGCCAGCAATCTCCAGCCAGGGGATGTTCATGGCGCGCGAGCGTACAGGGAGTTGGTCCCGCTCACCTGCTGTGCGAACAAGCCAGCGCCCCGCTCCTCTCGCCTCAATGGCGGGGGAGCGGGGCGCTTCGTCGTGCAGGGGGTCTAGCTCCAGTCGCCGAACAGGCCGCCGCTGAGCTGCGCGGAGCAGATGTTGTAGCTGCCGACGGCGTGGCCCGTCTTGGTCTTGCCGTCCACGGTCACCGAGCAGTGGATGTCGCCGCCGCCCTGGAGCTGCGCGGTGACGCTGTAGTACATGGCGTCGTCCTTCAGCGGGAGCGTCTTCGTCATCGGCAGACCGCGGCCTTGAATGTTGTCGGAGTCGCTGCCGTAGGTGATGTCTACGCCAGCCGGGGCGGAACCCCACACCTTGAACACGACCTTGTCCTTGGGTGCGGCTGCTTCCGTCTTCTTCGGCTTGGCCTTCGTGGTTGCCGCCTTGGCGGTCTTCGTCACGGTCACCGTCGGGGCCGGCGCCGGCTTCCCCTTGCCCGCAGCGGTCTGAGTGACGGTCACGCGCGGCGCGGGCTTCGCGTCGGCGGCCGTCTTCTGGTCGCTACCAGAAGAGCCGATGCCGACTCCGACGAAGAAGATGAGAGCAGCGGCGGGGATGGCGATGCGCTTACGCGCCCACTTCGGGAGGCCAGCGGGCTGCGGCGGCATCGGAGGCGGCGGCACCTGGCCCCAGGTGGGTCCCGACGGCGGCGGCTGGTTGTGCGACATGCGTTCCCCCAGGGGTGGTGCGTGGAGGGATGAACGTAACGGTGCAGGTGAGAATTTTGTAAGAGCTGTGGATCTACGGTGATGAAACCGTAACGAAATGTGAACCTTCAACGAACAAGCCCCGCTCCCAGAACGGGGGGCGGGGCGCTTTGGGGTTGTGCGTTATCGGACCCGCTTCGTTGCCAACCGGCGGGGGAGCGGGGGCGTCTCGTCGTGGGCGTCGGGAGCAGGGAGCCTGTACGGTCCCGCTATGACGCAGCAACATCCCTTCAGTTCCTGGCTGACCAGGGAACTAACCCTTCGCGGGTACGACTTCGGCAAGTACGGCACCCAGTCGCGGTTCGCCCGCGACGCCGGCCTTGGCGAGAGCATCGTTTCGCGCGTGCTGCGTGACAATGCGGTACCCGACATCAAGACCTGCACCGCCATCGCCCGGGTGCTCGGCTGCAAGACCACTGAAGTTCTCATCGCCGCCGGACTCATCCCCGACGAAGGCGACCTGGATCCGCGGCCCCTCACTCCGCGAGAGCACCTCGTTGGCCTTGTCGGCGACGACGTCCTCGCCCAGGAAGCGGTCATCGTCCTGCTTCGCGCCCTGGGCAAGTGGACGGCCTGACGGTGGGAGGCCCGCTCAGCTAGCGGAGCGGAGGGCCGGAGGCGACAGGCGTCGGCTCTCCGGTCTCACGACTGAGGCTTCACGAAGGGCGCCGGGCCGAGTCCCGCAAGGCCAACTTCGCCTACACCGCTTGTCGCCATGAACTCGCTCTCGCGGCCGTCTGGCATCCGCAACACCCCGGGCGCCGCATCGAACAAGTCGACATCGCTGGACGAGTCGGCCAGCGTGACGCTGCCAGCCCAGGTGCTGTCTCTGTCGGACTCTCGGTTGTCGGTGCGACTGGGGTCGTAGCGCAGCACCAGGGATGCGGTGACAGAGACTTCCCGTCCGTCGGGAAGCGTGACCGTCGCGGGCCCGACGTAGCGGTGCCGGCCGTCGCCGGAATGGAAACGCGCTCGTTCAGTCATGCCGGGAGAGTAGCGAGGCTAGAACGGTGCGTCGCCGCTTCCCAGGATCCGGATGCGGAACTGGCCGGTGGGGGAGTTGACCCAGTCCGAGGTGTCCGGGCGGACGAAGGAACCCTCGCGACCGTGGACCCACAGCTGACACTCGGTCAGATTGAGGAGCTCCGGGGTCCGGGTCTCGGACGGGAAGATCAGAGTTCCGGCCCAGGAGCCGGCCTCATCCTTCGTCAGGTCGGCTGCCGCCGCGGGCTTTGAGTCCGCGAGTTGAAGGATGACGGTCCCTCGGTAAGTGCTCATGCTCGGAGGCTAGCGACGGCGTCAAGTTGGAGGGGAGAAACGCCCCTCGCGGAATCGAACAACTGACTCACCTTCCATAACTCCACTTATGGAAGGTGAGATTGATAGGCTGTCAGCACCAATCCGCCAACATCCCGGAGGCCCGCATGGGGCGAGCGATGCACGCGCAGATCTCAGAGAACTACGCCAGGAAGCTCCGCGAGACCGGTGAAGGACGCTCGCTCATAGCCAGCTACCGCAACATGATCGAGGACCGCGCAGGCATCGAGTACACCAACGCGATCGGACAGCCCTACGGCGGCTGGACCGACGGGCAGGTCGCTGCCTACTCACGCGTCCATTACCTGGTGGCCACAGGCAAGGTCACCAAGCTGACCATCCCGGTGGACGCCGCACCCGGCAGGGATGCCGACCGGGACGGCAACCAAAGGCGCCTCACCGAAGGATTGCCGGCCGAGTTCGCCGCCGAGGTCTACGAAGGAAACAGCCACGACGGTGACGCGCTCCTCTCCTGGGACGGCGACAGCGTGATGCCGTGGATCGACGGAGACGGAAACGAGTCCGAACACCCTCTGTGCTCCTGGACGAACTGCGCGCCCCTGGAGATTGGTCACACCGACGCCTCGCGAACCTTCCTGCACCTCGCCGAGGGTGGGATCGTCGCCCGTTGGCCCTATGGATCGAGTGACATCTGGCTGCTCTTCTACGAGTCCATGGAGGACCGCATCGCGATGGCCGACCCGGGAGGCGTCATCCAGTCCGCAGTTGAACGGCTCACCGTATGAACACCGAAGTCGAGATCGTCCACGAAGCCGAACTCGTCGACCCTGCCGTGGAGAGCCTGCCGGTTGCCGTCGACATCAACGCCACCCTCACCGCGGAAGCCTCCGAAGATCTCGCGAACAGCGGGCGTGAGAACACGCGCCTCACCTACCAGGATCGTTGGAAGGCGTTCGCTCGCTGGTGCGTCAGTAGCGGGCGTACTCCAGGGCCGCCTACCAGTGAACAGAACCTCACCTCGTACATCTCCTACCTGCGCAGGCGGGACACGCAACCCGGGGTTCTGCGGTTGAGCATTGCCGCCGTCAGGCACATGAACGCGCGAGCCGGATATGAGCAGCACCCCGACCAGGCAGCCGCCCTGAAGATCTACCAGGATCACAGGTATGTCTGGCAGAAGGCAGGTCGCGGTCAGAAGTCCTCCGCCCCTCTGGACTTGGAACGCCTGCGCCTGATGCTCAAGACGTGCGACACAGAGACCGCCGCAGGGAAGCGTGACCAGGCCCTCCTGCTCCTCGGCTACTACATGCGCGCTCGCGCGTCCGAACTCTCGCAACTACGCATAGGTGATCTGGAGTTCGTCAGCGCGGAGCTCCTCGTGGCGGTGAAGCGGGTGAGCAAGAACGACAAGTCCGACGACGGGCGCGAGTACGAAATCGATGACCCTGCCTGCCTCACGGCCGTTCGTGAATGGATCTCCGAACTCGCACAGGCCGGCCAGGGCGGACGCCACCTGCCCTTGCTTCGAACTGTCGATCAGTGGGGGAATCTGGGGCCGATCAGCCCGAAGGGGTGGGGGCTGACGAGGCAGGCCGTGAACGTACTCGTCAAGCAGATCGCCGCGAAGGCCGAGCTGGACGTCGCCTCCGATGTCACCGCCCACGGTCTGCGGGCTGGCGTGCCGACCGATCTTGGCGCTAACGGCTACACGGCCGGAGAGATTAAGGAGATCACTGGAGACTGGTCCAGCACCGAGATGGTGGAGAAGTATCGCAAGGTCGGCCTCAGGAGAGCGGGCAAGAGGACCAGCGACGGGACACGCGCCCGCGCGCTGAGCATGCTGCGCGTGGAGGCATCCCAGGCAGACTCCGCGGCTGAACCCACCCACGACTGAGATCGTGTCCAGCCTTGCGCCCCGCCCTTGCGGGCGGGGCGCTCGTGCGTTAGTCGCCATACTCCCGCACTGACCAGCCAGCGGGTACTTCGCGGACCGAGAAGCCTGGCGCCATGATCTGGTGCAGGGTTTCGCCGTCCGTCCAGTCGTGGAGCGTGTCGGCAAGGGTCGTGATCAGCGGGTCGTCGACGTTGTCGAAGAGGATCACGGGTTCTATCGCCAGCGCCTCGTCGGTCCGTCGCATGCCGTGAACCGGGCTGGCCCACCCGACGATCGGCATCACCATGATGGTCTTGTCGCCTGGGCACTTGATGGCCACTCGCCATCCATCCGGGGCTGCGGCAAAAGGGAACGAGGCTGCGGTCATGGGGCCGCACTTTAGCTCGCTGGCTGGAGCCGCTCACCCGGCTTCGTCTCGACGACCTCCACTGCGGTGCACCCCTCGGCTTCAAGCCGCGCCTTCCGGCTGTCGGCGCTGCCCTTGTCGTAGCTGACGGCTGCCGCGCGGGGGACGCCGTCGGGGTCGGTCCAGGTGAGGCCGTAGTTCTTCATGCGGTCATCATCGCTGGTGGGTCTGACAGTGGCCCGGGTCGGGCGGCGTGGCAGGCTGACCGTGTGGACGACCGCTATCACCTCTGCCTGACCCTCGACGGCCGGCCCGCGATGCAGGGCTGGTGGGCCGAGGAGGAGACCGCGCGCAAGCGGTTCACGTCGTGGATCGGTGAGCGCGGCAGGCCCGGGGTGCGCATCACTCTCGTCGACGAGCTGGTGCAGCGGGAGCTCGCGTCCTGGCCCGACGGTCCGCCCCAGCTGCGAGACTGAGGCCGCCCCTCGCTTTCATCCCCGTCGGCGAGGGGCACCCGTTGTCAGTGGCGGCTCGTAAGCTGGTGTGAACATCCCAGCGATCTAGTCGGGTTGTTGCTGCTGAGGGGCCCCGCCGGAGTGATGCCCGAGCGGGGCACTCGACTGTCAGGCGGCCGCGGCCGCCGGGTGCCGGACGGTCCGCTTGAGCCCCATCTCGACGTCGTACCGCGGGATCCCGGCCTGCTCGGCGAAGGCGGCGACCGCCTCCTGAACGGCCCGCGCCGTGTCCACGGTCAGCGTGCCGGCCTGGATCGCCTCCCAGGCGGAACGTTCCAGCGCGAGCAGATCCGGGGGGAAGTCGATGTCAGCCACCGCAGGATCCTAAGCGGTGGTGTCGTCGTTCTCTGCGGCGGCTGGCCGTTCGGGCAGTTCGGCGCCGGGGCGCCGTAGGTACCACTCCCAAAGTTGCCGCGTGATGTGGCTGCGGTCGCTGCCCATGCTGCGGGTGGCTGCGTCGAAGTCGTTGACCAGGTCGTCGTCGATGCCGCGCAGTACCCGCTGCTTGTGGCGGTGCCTGTGCTGCTTGCGGCGTTCTTCTTCGCTGGTCATGGGCGAATCATGGCAGGTGGCTTGCCACCGGTCAAAGGGTGCGGCAAGCTTGGTGGCAAGCCACCAAGAGGGAGAAGGCATGGGCCACCCGCACCACCTGACCGTCACCGACATCGACGGCGAGCGCAGCATCGACTGGACCCATCCGACCGACTGCCCTGACGGCGAGCGCTGCGACATCGCCCGCCGCACCCACCGCATGGGCGAGTACGACATGGCTGGCCTCGTCGAAGGCCGCAAGCCCGGCCGCTACCTCCTCGGCCGCTTCGGCTTCCACGGGCTCGTCCTCGTCGACGAGCAGGGCGTCGTACTCCCCGACGTGGTGGAGGCGCTGAGCCCGGCCGCGCAGGCCGCCCGGGAGATCGCCGTGCAGATGATCCGGGATCTCGTAGAGGGCATCTGTGAGGACACCGAACGCCTCAAGGAACTCGGTGAGGTCATCCGCCGCGCGGAAGTCCTCGACCACTGGGAGGGCGAAGCCAACGACGCCATCACCGCGATCATCGACGAGAACCTCGGCAGCATGCGCGGGTACACCGCCCCCATCGACCGGCTCCTCGGAAGTCCCGCATACAGGCCTGGCGGAGAGGGCTGACTATGGCCCTGGTTTGGAAGTCGCCGTGCGCCAACCACCGGTACACGGCACGCTTCGGGGCCCTCGTCGACCCCCGGCTGCTCGCCGAGTGCATCGAGTGTGAGTTCTGCGGGAGCTGCGTCACTCACATGTGCTACCGAGACGACGCGTCCACGCTCCTCCACCTTGATCACTTCAAGGACTTCGCCGATCCAGGCGAGCGCGAATGTAACGACATAGGCGGCCCTGCCCACCTGGTGCCCTCGCGCTACAAGCCTCGCAAATGCAACCTCACCCCAGGGCATGACGGAAAGCACCGGACACGGCACGGCTGGTCCTGGCTTGCACGGACAGCGCCCACCGAACAGCAGGCCAAAGAGCGAATGCTCGCCCGCCGAGACGGAAGGACATCATGACCGAACGCCCAACCCCCAACACCGACCGCTGCGGAGAGTGGGGCGGCTGCCCTCTCCCGCGAGGTCACAACATGGGGCAGGCCGACATCCCCGAGAACCATCACGGACTGAGGCCCGACTTGTTCACCAGCCCGGTATGGGACACCTACGACCCTGAGGCCGAGGAGCGCGAGCGGGACATCCAGAGGGAGGCGTAAGCATGACGGAACGCGTAAAGCACTCCGGCCCGGACACCAAATTTTGCGTCCTGTGCTTGTCCGGCGAACACGAGCGCATCGAAGACAGAGCGCCTACGGAAGCGTGCCCCAACTGCGGGCCGACGCTTCCAGAGCCGCACCCACGACTGCCCGTCCAGCGCTGCTCCAACTGCAAGGAGCATCTGCGGGCGGGGCGGGGGCCAGACGACACCTACGTGAGGACGAAGTCTAATGAGCACTGAAGCTGGGCCCGAGCGCAGCCTGAGCGCCGTTTTCACCGTGACGGTTGAGACCCGCAAGGGCGCCTTCTACTTCGACCGCGACGGCTTCGTAAGTAGCGTCGCATCTCGGATCGAGGGCACACTGGAGGGCCACGACGACATCCGTGACGTGACGGTCGTCGAGGCCGAGCCCGCCGCGCCTGTCGACGCCCCGTCTGCGCCCGCCGACCGGCCCGCGACCCTGCGCGAGGCCGCCAACTATGTCCGTGGAGTCTCGGCCGACCGCCGGTTCGACAAGGCGAGCGTGAGCACGGCTTTGTGTGTCGTATCCGACGAGTTGCGCCGCAGGGCCGACGAGGCGGGGAAGCAGCAGTGACCGACCTCGAAGCCCTGTATGCCGCGCCGCCCGCCGACATCGGGCCGACCAGCCCGCGTGACGAACTGCTGGCTGCTGCCCGGGTCTTGCAGAGGCGTGACGGCTGGTTCGCGGGCGAACTGTTCACGCTGCTCGTCGACGTCGCCGCCATCCACGGCCCGGACGGGGAAGGTCACTGCTTCCGCGACCAGGACCAGTGGCCGTGCCTCGACATCCAGGCGGCGCAGAAGGTCGCCTTCGCCATCGGCTACCAGATCCCAACGGACTCGCGCAGAGGAGGCCAACCGTGACTGACGTCAATTCGGGCGTCGGCTGGTATGAGGTCATCAACCCGAGGAACGCCACCACGAGCATCGCCTACGTCGCTGAGAACGGCGACCTCTACATCCCCGAAGGGGACGCTGGCCTGACCCCCGACGAGTTCGCGTTCGCCGCAGCCCGAGGCATGGCGCATCGGCTGATCCGGGCCGACGACCCCGACGCCGTGCCTCGCCCCGACAGGGAGGACTGACCCGTGACCGAACCCTCCACGAACCTCCGCAACCAGATCCGCACTCTGATCAAAAACAACGGCCTCAAGCAAATCTGGATCGCCCAGCAACTCGGGATCAGCCAGAAGCACCTCAGTCAGATGCTCACCGGCCGAGTCGACCTCAGCCTCAACTGGGCCCAGCGCATCGCCGCCCTGTCCGGTCACACCGTCACTGTCACCGTCGGGTCTGCGTCGTCAGTCGACCGCTGCACCTGCCGCAAATCCGTCCACCTCGCCAGCCATAAACCGCTGCCGGTCCCCGGCTGCCCCTGGTGCACCGCCGCCGCCGTGGCACCGTGTATCTGCACCGAGGAAGCGTGGCCGCCGCACTGCCCCTGCCGCACGGAGAGGGGCGCGCCATGACGAACGAGTGTGAGGACGAGGTGACCAACTCCGCTGGGCCACACCCCTGGACTCCTAAGGGCTGGCGCCGCTGGCTCTGCCGCCACTGCTACGCCCCGCGAACCCTGCACCCCCGCCGGGGCTGGGTTCGCTCCCGGCCACTCCACGACAACCAGTACCTCAGCGTCAACGCACCGCACTTCCACGAAGGCTGGTAGCCCGCCGACCCTGATGCCCCGCCTGTAGAAGGCAGGCGGGGCATCGCCGTGGCAGCGTAGCGTCACGCCGCTTTCACGATGTCCTCGCGTAGCCGTTCCGCCGCGACTGCCACCGTCCACTCGGCGACGAGCACCTCGTACCGCTGTCGCGACGGCCCGTACAGCCAGCCGCCAGCCTCGGTGAGCAACTCGCGGATCTCCTCATTCACCACAGCAGCAGGCCGCACAGGGCCCGGAGGTGGGGGAGTGGGGATCATGCGGCCAGTCTAGGACGCGGGTCGGACAGGTGGAATGTGGGAGCCTTGAGCCTGCGGCTAGTTCAACGTCAGAACGCCTGAGACCCGCTCCCAAGGTGAGCTCGGGAAATGCCGGTTCAATTCCGGCACCGCGCCAGCATCGGTCAGCCCTCGATGGGAGGCTGCACCCCGCGATCTCGCTGCTTCTTTTTGATCCAGTCGTGCATGGCTTCGATGAGCGCGTCGGAGGGCGTGCGTTCCTCGATCTCGGCGAGCGCCTCGAACTCGTCACGCAGCGGCTTGGGCGGTCGGAAGCCCATGACCTTGGTCTGCCCTGTGGCGGGTCGTCCCATCTCTCCCCCTCAGTAAGTGTTTAACAGAATCTAGCATCCATCTGGCGTGATGCGTTGACAAGAGGTGGCGTGTGCGTCATTCTTGTTAAACAGAAACGAACGGCGAGCAGGGGAGAAGGAAATGGCGAGCAGGGTTCGAGCGAAGTGCGCCGACAGGGCCGGGATGATCCGCATGGCGACGGCCGTGGCCAGCGCGGAAGGCGCCACCCAGTTCCTGACCCCCCGCTACTACGGGCTCGACTTCGAGCCGTCCGCGCCCCGCTGCCGCGCATACATCCGAGTCGAACCGAATGGCGAGGTCTGGCAGCACTCGCAGTTCGAGAACGGTGGTCCGAATGGACCCGAAGAGCCGAAGCGCCTCGCCTGAGCCGCGTCGTCCGCCAGCCCCGCCACCGTGCGGGGCTTCGGCATGTCAGCCCTCGACGGGAGGCTGCCCCACATAGGTGCCGCGCCCCTGCACAGTCCACACGGTCTGCTCCTCGGCCAGCACGGCGATCGCCCGCCGCACTGTGGACCGGGCCAGCCCGTACTCCTGGACCAGCCGGGTCTCGGAGGTGACGGCCTGCCCCGGCTGCCAGTCTCCGCGCTGTATGCGGGCCTTCAGGATTTCGGCGAGTTGCCGATATGGAGTCACAGACCCTTCCTCGATCGGCTCGGACCCCTGTCTGGCTGGACGAGGCGGCACGGGAGCGACGTGCGGCGGCTGGAGGGGCACGTAGGGCAGCGTGCCGGCGAAAGCCACTACTTCCTGGAAGTCGATCCCGGTGAAGTACTCGACCTTGCGCACCTGGTCAGCTCGCGCACGGCAGAAGTCGAGAAGCAGTTTCTCGTTGTCCTTCGCCTGGCCATGCGGTTCCGAGATCCAGAGATCGTCGATCGTGATCCCAAACGGGGAAAGGTCCCATCGGTACCTGCTGATGCGCTCGCTTGGCCTTCGAGTGAAGCCAGCCTTTACAACGCCTACGTTGAAGTGCACCACGTAGATGTAAGAGCCGAGGGGCGACGTGCGCGGCAACTTGGCCGGGGTAGCCTGACGTGTAGCCATGAGGACCAACACTCCTCTGGTGAGGCCCTCGTTCGGTGTTCGTAGCACCAGCGGGGGCCGTCCTATTTTCCCCGATTCTACCTGCGGAGACGGCGCCCCCATGGGGCTTCGCGAGATCCGATCAGCCCTCGGGGGCCGGCCCGACGATGAACGTCCCCTTGCTCGGCACGGTCTGCGCGAGGCCGCGATCCCGAAGCTCCTGGATGACGCGGCGGGCTGTGCCGTAGGCGATCCGGTACTGGTCGGCGAGCTCCCGCTCTCCGGGAAGCCGCGCGCCGGCCTGTAGCTCGCCACGCTTGATGCGGGCCTGGATGTCGTCGGCGACCTGCACGTAGACGTACACGGGCGACTTCGGATCCACCACCGACGCTTGATCATCCATGCCAGCAACGTATGGCGACCTGCATCTGTGCGCGTCCGCAGGAGGCGGCATGGTGCGCCATGTAGCGGTATGAGGCAGTGTGTAGCGGTAGCCTGCAATTGCACGCGCCTCCGAGACCGCGGCCCAGCAGTCCCGGAGGCAGCCGACGAACGGAGCGTCGACATGCCCCACCCTACGGACCAGCCAGCCACAGACCAGACCCTCGCCAGCCTCATCGACGAGGCGATCGGCGCCCGGCAGATGCTGCCGCGCCGGGAGCGCTGCGAGGAACTCGACCGGGCCTTACGGGACCGTGTCGCCCAGCTGCTGCCGCCGGTCGAGGCGCGGGCCGATGCGGCCGTGGAGCGGACCCGGGAGTGGTACCGGCTGCGGGCCATCGTCGGCGAGGCGCGGGAGACCCTGGACGCCGGTCTCGGCCACGGCCTGCTGTCCGCGGCGATACAGGTCGGCCGGCTCGCCGAGCAGTGCCAGACGCTGGCGGCCGAGGCTTCCTGACTCACGGGTCAGGTTGCTGTGGAGGTTCTGTGTGCCGCCTATGGATACCGGTGTCATGGTCTGCCCGGGTATGTGCAGGCCACGGCTTCGACCGAAGGTGAATGCAGGGTTACCGATGTGTGGGCGGCGTGAAGATATGTACGGCGCATGCTCTTCCGTAACCGATTACGGTGCGCTTGAATCTTGGTCAGTCACGCGACTGGAAGCAGCCGTTGCGGCAGGTCAGCCGTGGAGGAGGTCGGCGATGCGCACGCCTAAGACGCGGGCAATCCGCAGCAGCGTGTTCAGTGACGGGTTAGCGACGCCGCTCTCGATCTGCTGGTAGTAGGCCCGGTTGAGCGGGATCGCCAGGAACACCTTCTCCTGGGTGAGGTTGGCGTCCATGCGGGCGTTGCGGATGGACCTGCCGATGCGCTGCCGCTCCTCGCGGAGGTCGTCGTCTGGCGGGTCGGATGTCACTCGACAAACGCTCAACCCAAGACGATCATGAGTCAGCCTGGTGGTACCAGGCTTTCTGTGATCTTGATCGCCCAGCCCTGCGCTATGGCAGATGGCGCAGGGCTCCAGGTAGTGTCCTGAAATCGAATATATGTTCGCTCGATCGAGTGAACAACCCCTCCCACCTGCATTCGGTTGAACAGGTCGGGCAGCAGCGCACCACCCCCCACCTCAACATCCGCACCGCCAACGGGAGCCGGCATGGAACGACAGCAGATCCTCGACCTCTACGAATGGGCCTCCGGGAGCTGCTTCCGACATCCCGAGCGAGGCGAAGTCCCCACGGCCGTGGTCGGCATCGTGCACCCCCGAGCGGACGGCGAGAAGGAAGTCCGCGGCTGCGAGGACTGCGTGATCGCTATCGAAGACACGCGGCGGGAGTCCGCGGCCCGCTCGGGGAGCGAGTACGTACCGGGAGGCGCCTGCGAGACGCACCACTAGGCCTTCTCGCAGGTCGCACGTCCTCGGCAAGGCGGACGCGCGGGGAGAATCTGGGGAGGACATGCCGTGGGGAGCGGCCGGGGAGACCTGGTCGAACCGACTCCGTCACCACCCGTCTCAACTCGTCACCACCCGTCTCCACAGGTCAGGGCAGTGCACCGAAGATCCCGCTGAAGCACCGCAGGTGGAAGGCGACCGGGCGACAGAACCCGGCGTACAGCCCGACTCGTCTGCCACTTACCTCCCTGACCTGGGAGGTAAGGCTAGATTCCTTGATCCAGATCTTCGCTGGGGAGAATCTGGGGAGAATCAGAACCGGGAGAGATCTCAACAGCCTGATCGGCCTCAGCGGCTCGGGTCCCGCCCCCACCTGGGGACATCCACGAGCCGAGCGCAGCCAGCGCCCGCTTCCCGGACTTCGGCATGAAGTGCACGTAAGTCCTCAGCGTGAACGCCGGATCCGAGTGACCGAGCCACGCAGCCAGCTGAGTGATTGTCTCACCCTCCGACAGCACGATGCTAGCGAACGTATGCCGCGTGACGTGGAAGCCGTCCTCCCGCGGCATCCGCCACGCCACCCGGCGCCACGGCTTCTTCCCGTTCGCCTGCACGTACTCGACCTCGGGCTCCGGGATGACGCCCGCACGGGCGAGCGCCGGCTTCCACGCCTTGTCGTCCCACGTCGCCCGGTTCAGTGCGCCGCCGCTGACTCCGCCGGTCCTGGGTGTGGTCACAAGGAGACGTACAGTCCGCAGGGGACGCTTGTCCCACTCCAGGTTCGGCCGGTCCGGGTCCACCCAGGGCAGCGTCACCTCGACCGTCGGGAAGACATTCGCGTACTCCTTGACGGCGCGGGCCAGTTCCGGAGGGCAGGGTGCGTCGCGGAGCTTGCCGCGCTTCGGAGGCGCGAACGCCAGACGGCTATTGATCCGCACGATCTGACGGGTCACATGGATCTCGTCGCCGTCGATGTCGTCCGGCGAGAAGCCGAAGCACTCCCCCTGCCGCAGCCCGGCCCCGGTAGCGAGGTCCACAAGGATCCCGTACCGGGGACCCAACTCGGCCCGCACCGCAGCAGCTGTCTCCCTGGGCCACGCCTTCGCCTTGGACGGAGGCGCCGCCGGCGCCGACAAGTCCTCATCCCTGAACGGGTTCTCGGCAATCCTCTTGGCCTTGTGCGCCGCCTGCATGATCGTCGAGAAATGGCGCCACGTCGTGCGCACCGTGTTCACGTCGATGTCCTGCTCGACCCGGGTGAGCCAGACCCGGATCTCGTCGTGCCCGATCCGGTTCAGCGACAGATGCCCCACGTGGGGAAGGATGTGATTGAAGACCCGAGGCTTCATCGACTGCTTGGTGCCGGGCGCCTTCCGCAGCGTCGGCCACCACGTCTGCTCGACGTACTCCCGCAGCGTGATGTTGCCGTCGCGTGGATCGTAGAAGTGGCCGCGGCTCGTATCCGTCTGCGAGTCGGCTAGCCACTTCTCAGCCCCGTCAGGGCCCTTGAGGTTGGTGAAGGACCGGTCCCGCACGCCAGGGACGCCGGCGACCCGCCAACGCTTCCCCTGCCCCCAGCGTGCGGTCCGACGCTTCTTGCCGGTCGCTGGATCCGCTTTCCTCGTCATCCAGCGGTCTTCGATGTACCCCGCCACCGCCGCCCCCGTTCGTCAGACCCGAGTGATGGGCTCCGGCGAGTTGTCGATGATCTCGCCGCCGTACAGCTGGAACCACTGTCCCCCGGCGAGGATGTCCTTCGTGGCCGGATTCATCACCGCGGCGAACTCTTCGGTGCTGAGGGCGGGGTCGATGTGGACGCGAACGCAGCCCTTGCTCTCGGTGAGGATGGCCGTGTCGGGCACCAGTCGGTGAAGTACGTATTCGATCCGCAGGGGAGAGGCGGGTGTACTGCGGCTGACGATCTCGTCGCCCCACAGTTGGAACCAATCCGAGCTGGTCAGCAACCGGTCGATCTCGACGTTGAGTTGGCGGACGACGGACGCGAGCGGCTCCGTCGCATCGACCTTGACGCGGATCTTCCCGCGGTCTTCCTCGATCGTCGCCAGTCTGCCTGGCGGGAGGTCTTCGACGGCCTCATAGGTGACGTCCAGCATCCGGCCCTCCTAGCGCACGATGCACAACGCGCCAGAACGGCCAGAAGTGCACGGTTGGTGAAGGGTACGTCTACAGGGAGTGTTCGACAATCAGTTGAAGCAAAGTCTACTTACGGACATTCGTGATCACGGGACGAAGTCCGGCGGGCGATGCGCTACTCGCCGGCCTCGCGCCGCGCCCGCTCGTCCGCCTCGATCATGTAGCGCCACTTCATCAGCTCCGCCTTCGACTTGCCGGCGAGGTGTCCGACGATGATGCGCACCTCGGCGTCGTAGCCGGCGAGTTCTGTCGCCTCGTACAGCAGCCACTGTTTGGCGACGGCTTCCTTGATGCGCCACAGGGGCTTGCCGAGGGCCGCCGCGATCGCGCCCATCATGGGCGGCGTCGGCGGGTTCACGGGCGGAGTCTTCACGATGCGCTGGAGGTAGGGCTTGGAGACGGTCTCGCCGGTTTCGGGGTCGATGGCCCGGTCGGCGAGGCGCTGGTAGGAGTCGCCCTTGTCGAGCGCTTCCTGGATGAGCTGGGAGAGCGCCCCGACGTCTGACGCCTGTTCCGCCGCGCCGGACTCCGGAGCTTTGGCCGGGACTGTCATGTCGTCGTCCTCTCGCGTCACGTTCGCACCGACTGTCTCTATGTGTAGTGATTGGCGCCGGGAAAATAGCAGGTCACGCCGTACAACCATCTCCTTCTGGAGACGGATCGTCTACAGAAGCATGGTAACCAGCCAGAAAGTTTGCCGATACCGCGCGGTACGTCGTCCAGATTGGTAGACGATTCGTCTCCGCCATGCTTAACTCGTCTCATCAAGGCAGCTCCGCACCTCGGGGGAACCATTGAGCCGCAGATACACGCTGAAGAGCGCCCACATCTTCAAGTGGGTCATGAAAAACCCTGGTCGGGGCGCCCCCTACGGATACGACAGCCTGGCCGAAGCCAGTGGCTGCGGATCCGGCCTCATCGAAAAGCTCGCCACGGGTCGACAGAGGACCGCAGATATGGAAGACGCCCACTCCCTCGTGGAGTCCCTCGGTGTCGCCCTCCTGGTCCTCTTCGCGCCTCCAGCGTCTCCAGAACTGGACGATCCGTCTCCTCGCACTCCCCCCGCCTCTAAGGAGTAGACCAATGCACAACAGGAAGGGACCGAAGCAGCGGGCGCCCGAAGGGTGCCTCTGGATCGAAGACGCCGCCATCCGAATCGGCGTCACCCTCGCAACGCTCCGCAAGTGGCGCGTCAAGGGCAAGGGACCCAAGGGCTTCCCCATCGGGCGCTTCATCGCCTACCGCATCGCGGACCTCGACGCCTACCTCGAAGGCCAGTACCAGGCCGCCATGGCGCCGGACCCCACGCGACTCCGGGAGTCCCGCCCCGCCGAACCGCGTCGGCAGCCGGCCCGCGTCGCCGCTTAGAGCGGCAAAGAGGCCGCCCCGTAACTCGCCAGTCCGGGACGACCTCGATCGAGATCCACCTTCACCACTGAGAAGAAAGGGGACCCCGTTGTCCTCCATCATCCCATCGGACGGATCAAGTCCGTTCGACGCCCCCCTGATCAAAGGCGTTGAAGCCCACATCTACGTGCTCGGGTTCGAGTCCGGCATTGTGAAAGTCGGTCGCACCGCCGCGCCAGACCGGCGCATCGGGCTGCACAAGCACCACGGCGAGGCCTATGGCAACCCGCTAGTACACACCTGGCTTTCAGGACCTCATGCGGGGGCGATCAAGAACGAAACAGCTCTGATCGGCTTCTGCGCCAAGCGTGCGAGGAACTCCGGCGGACGCGAGTACTTCACGGGAATCCCCTTCGAGACGGTCCGCGACTACGCGTCCTCGCTGGAGTTTCTGCGCGGCGACCGCGAAGAGCACGAGCGCACGCAGCGGGCAACGGCAGCGCAGCGCCGCAGCCTGATGGCACTGCTCGATGGCCGATCGATCTTGCTGCCAGAGCGGGTGTCTCTCCCCGCTCCTGAGGGCACCGCTCGCGAGCGAGCCCTGCTCGGCGACTACTTCGGACTGAGTGAGAACGAGGTGCGCCAGCTCTCACCTGCTGTCCATGAGCAGATCAAGGCGCACGTAGTCGAGTTTGTGAACCTGCAGCAGGACTCCCTCGTCCTCGAAGACCTTCACGCGAAGGCGGCCGAGCGGCTCCGCGAGTGCTTGACCACAGGCCGCGACAAGTTGCGTCAGGAGATCCACGACGCGCTGGAGCGCGATGGCCTGCCGTCGAGGAACCGGCCGGCACTGCCGGGTGCACAGGTCGTCCGCCTCCCGCAGCAGCGCAGGAACGGCGGTGTGGCATGAGCAACTACCCCGAGGTCACTGCGTGGCTGGTGAAGAAGGCCCGCGAGTTTCGCGCCGAGGGTACCCGCGAGGGCCGAGCGCAGGCCGACACGGTGGCGGTGATTGCATCCAAGATCAGCCGTGGTGCTGTCCGCCCCAACAACCTGCGGATGCTGCCCGACCCCGGCTTCTTCGAGGTCGACCGCAACTACACCAGCGGCACGCGGGAGTTCCGCTGCGAGGCCATCAGCCCCAGCCCTGGCACCGGTGAACGTCGCGCGCTCGGCTGGATGTACGGGCCCGCCCACGACATCCACGGCTGGTATCCGACCGCCCTCGACCCGGATGACTGGACTCACGGCGGCTGGACCGAGGATGCCGAAGCCGGGCAGGCCCCCGAGTCACAGCACTACGACAAGGTGCCGGACCCGGCGGACGGATGCCACTGGTGCGCGTGCGGCAACCGTTGGCCCTGCAAGCACGCGGCGGTGACGGCATGACCGCAGTCAACCCCCGCCTCGCTGCCGCGATTGCCGAGCAGGGCATCCCGCTGACCGCCGACCTGGTGGGCGCGTGCAAGGCGTGCGGTGACCTCCCGGCCCGCTGGTGCCCGGACTGCGCGGCGTGTGAGGCCGGCTGTTTCGGCGGCCACGACGACAACCCGTGCAGCCACCCGAACGCGAACTGGGGGACACCCCGATGACCTTCACCCCGAAGCGCTTCCAGTCCCCGCCGCCGCGTATCGAGCGGGCCGACGTGCCGCTGTCGACGCTGGCCGCCGACATGAAGCAGCTGGTCGCCCGGCAGCGGGCCTGCCGGCTTCTCGCCGAGGCGGCCGACCACAGCAACTCCCCGTCGGACCGCATCGCCTACGCCCTCGACGCCTGGCTGATCACCCACCCGGAGGCCCCGGTCTCCACGGAAGCGGACTACCCGAACTGGACGCCTGGAGGCGCCTCGTGACTCTCTCCGAGATCTACCTGAAGGCCGCCGAGGTCATCGTGTTGAACGGACACGCCAAGGGCGACTTCTACCGCACCCCCGAGACAGGCGTCGGTATCGAGCGGACGCGCGCCGAGTTCCCGGTGTGCGCGGGGGGCGCCTTGTCGGTCGTCATGTTCGGCGACCCGGTCCCGCCTCGCGAGGGATCGGACGGCCGAGCCGAGTTCGATGTGGCTGTCTCCCGCGTGAACGCCCGCATCGACAACCTCCACCTGTACGGCTTCCAGGGGGAGCCGGCCGTAATGCGACTGGCGGGATGGAACGACGCCGATGACCGCACCCCGGCCGACGTCATCGCGGTCTTCGAGCGCACCGCCCGCGAGGTGGCCGCATGAACACCGCGATCGAGCCTCGCCGGCTGGAGGACTTGGAGGAGGAGTCGCTGGCCGCCGTCGAGCTGGAGTGGGCTCGGCGCGCGAAGGGCGCCAAGCCGTGGACGACGACCGAGTACCTCGACCGTATCGACGCCGTCCACGCCCGCTACCGCAACTTCCGCCGCTGGCAGGAAAGGTGGGCCGCCTGATGGCCGCCGTCATCGACCTCCGCGCCCTCCCCGACAAGGGCCTCGTCGTCCCCGGGATCGCGGCCTGGCTCGGCTACCCGCCCGACGAGGACGACGAGCCGGAGGAGAGCTACGAGGCACTGTGCGCCCGACTTAGCCGGGAGCCGGCCCCGTGAGCACCCCGCTTCCGACGCGCCTGTCGCCGATCGCGGGTTTCGCCAATGCCCTCCGCCTCCACTACATCCGCCTCGCATCAGCCGCCATCACGGACTTGCAGCGGGAGCTCGCCGCCCTCATCGATCAGCAGCAGCATCTGAAAGGAGACCGGCCGTGACCGCCTTCGACGCCTACCTGACGGCCCGGACCCTCGCCGGCCACGGCCTGGACTCCGACGCGGCGACCACCGTCGACATCGACACGGCCGCCGACCTGTCCGGAGCCCGACGCCCGGCCGGCCCCGACGCCCGGCACACGGTGCGCCTCGCCCTCGACGTGATCGGGGAGAGCCGGTCGTGAGCACTGTCGACACCGTCCGCAGCGTCATCTCCCACCGCGGCCTGTCCTGCCGCGAACTGCACCATCTCCTCGGTGAGGCGGAGCGCCAGGTGCGGGAGCTGACGCCCCGCGCCGAGCAGGCCGCGGCGCTGGAGTCCCGCTTCGATGGGCAGGCTCGCACGATCCGCAGCCTCCGCGAGCAGCTGGCCGAGGCGAAGCAGATCCGCGCCGAGGTGAACGCCAAGGCTGGACGGTACGACGAGGCCGAAGCGCGGGCCGCGGCAGCTGAGCAACTGCTCGCCGTGCAGACGGCCGAGCTGGTGGCGCTGCGCTCCTTCAGGGACAACGTCAACTCCGTCATCCCGCTGGCCCATCAGGGACCCGTCACGCCGCCGGCCGACCGGTTCGAGGCGGGCAGTCCGGTCCGTCTCGGCGCCTCACCGCTGGCCGTCACCGACCCCGGCCGCGTCCCGGACGGCTCGAACGCCGACACCCAGCAGATCCCCATCATCGGCGCCCACGTCACCACCTGAAGCTCCCTGCCGCCCGGCCGAGGAGGTCGGGCGGCAGGTGAAAAGCAGAACCCCCGCCGAAGTGAAGTCGGCGGGGATCCGAGATCAGCATCCCACGGAAGGGAAACCCCATGTCTGTCGACACCGTCGCCTACACGATGCGCGGCCGAAAGGGCCAGTCCTACGAGGTCACCGGCGCTGTACAGGTAGCGCCCGGCCTGGTCGTGTTCCGCGTCCCTGGCGACCTCGACCTGAACAATCCGGCCCGCTGGGACATCGGCCACCACTCCGGCCTCGTCGTCGCCGAAGCCATGACCCGCGAGTTCGCGATGACCGGAGCCGCGGCGATCGCCCCGCTCTACGACTGGACCCGCGACGTCGACGACCTCAACGGGGAGATCGACCACAGCCGGGTGCTGTCGGCCCTCGGCAACGCGCACTGCGGTCCGGTCCACAGCCACGACTACCTGCGCGGCGACGTCTCCCACAACGGCACGTACACCGACGCGGACATCGAGGCCGCGGCAGCCGAGTTCAAGGCCGACGGCTTCAACGCCCTGGACGTCCTCATCGCAATGTCGCACCGCGTGCCGTGGATGGGCCTCGACACCGAGGAGTTCAACGACGCCCACAACCGCGTCGCCGCCCTCGCCGACGCCGACTGACTGCCGATCGATCAACTCCTCAACACCGCACTACTCACCACCGCACAGACCGGTCGCGTCGAGTCCCCCCAACTCCGCGGCCACCCAGGGCCGCCGCTCGCGGCACACCCCCCGTCCGCGGGCGGCGGCCCGCCATCAGTGCACCCAGAAACGGAGAACCATGAGCACCGACAGCACCACGAGGCAGACGGGGCCCCTGCGTTGCACCCGCTGCGAAGACGAGATCGGCCCGTTCGTTCTCGACGGCCTGTGCGAGGACTGCGAGCGCCTCGTCCCCGCGGAGAACGACTGATGACCGCCGCCATCGAGGCCGAGGTCGAAGCCCCGCAGATCATCGACGGCCTGTCCGCCGAGGACTACCACGCGGACCGCACGTCGATCTCCTCGTCCGGCCTGCGCGCCCTCCTCAACCCGGGCTGCCCCGCCCAGTTCAAGTACGACCGCGACCACCCGCAGGCACACAAGAAGGAGTTCGACCTCGGGCACGCCGCCCATCTGCTCGTGCTGGGGGAGGGCCCAGAGCTGAAGGTCATCGACTTCCCGGACTGGCGCAAGAAGGACGCTCAGATCCAGCGCGACGAGGCCTACCTCGCCGACAAGATCCCGCTCCTCACGAAGGACCACGACATGGTCCAGGCGATGGCCGAGGCGATCCGCCAGCACTCCATCGCTGGCCCGCTGTTCACGCCGGGCCAGGGCCTCGCCGAGCAGTCGATCTACTGGACCGATCCGGCGACCGGCGTCCGCTGCCGGGTCCGTCCGGACTGGCTTCGCGGGTCGATCGTCGTCGACTACAAGACGATCAAGGACGCGGCTCCGGACACCGTCTCCCGTGCCATCAAAGACCGCAGCTACCACCAGCAAGACGCCTTCTACATCGACGGCGTTGAGGCCGCCGGCCTCGCCCCGGACGGCGCCCGGTTCGTCTTCGTCTTCCAGTCGAAGATCGCGCCCTACCTGATCACGGTCCGCGAACTCACCGACCAAGACCGCGACATCGGCCGCGCCCGCAACCAGCGCGCCCTGCGCATCTACGCCGAGTGCGAGTCCACCGGCATCTGGCCCGACTGGACCGGACCCGTCACCGAAATCCCCCAGATCGGAATGCCGAGCTGGGACACCCTCCGACAAGCCGAGGAATACCTGTGACCAGCAACGAAATCGCCACCCGCGACGAAGAGACCGCAGCCGTCATCGCCGCCTTCAACGCCAGCCCCCAGCCGACCGAGTCGGAGCTGGAGGCGTGGGCCCGCGATGCCATCGCCATCTCCCAGATCTCCGCGAACATCGCCACCACCAGCCTGGCCGGCGCCTACCGCGGCAAGCCGGACGAAGTCACCGCGGTGATCCTCGCCGGCCACGAGCTGGGCATCCAGCCGATGACCTCCCTCAAGTCCATTGACGTCATCCAGGGACAGCCCGCCCTCCGGGCGCACGCCATGCGCGGCCTGCTCCAGTCGAAGGGCCACGAGATCGAACTCCTCGAATCCACGGCCAGCTACTGCAAGATGCGCGGCCGGCGGAAGGGCGCCGACCAGTGGCAGGAAGTCGAGTGGGATCTCGACCGCGCCCGCCAGCTCGGCCTCCTCGGCAAGGACCAGTGGAAGAAGCAGCCGAAGACGATGCTGATCAACCGGGCCACCGGTGAGATCTGCCGGCTGGTCGCCTCCGACGCGCTGCATGGCATGCCCTACGCGGCCGAGGAGCTCGACGGCTACACCCACGGCGAGGCCGTCCAGCAGAAGCGGGCGCCGCTGTCCATCGCCACTCTCACCGGCACCCCGGAGCCGGCCGCCACCGCAGACGTGGTGGACGTCGACACCGATGACGAGCACACCTCTGCAGTCCGGGAGCTGCGCGACTTCGGCGACGGTCAGGGCATCACCGACGACATCGAGGCCCTCGCCTACGAGGCACTCGGCGCCCCGCTAGAGCACGTCTCCGCGCAGGCCATCCGCGACCTGACCGCCAAGCTCCGCGCCGCCGCGGCCCAGAAGGCGGGTGCCGCATGAGCCCCGCCCACCGCACCGAGGCCGAGCGTCACCTCGCGAACGCTGCCCGTCACCTCACCGAGGAACCGGGCGACATGCGGATCGCCGAGGTCGCTGCCTGGATCGGACAGGGGTACGCCACCCTTGCCCGCGACGAGGAACAGGCGGCCAGGACCGCGGACCTTCGGGACGCGAACACCCTGCTCCGTCGCCGCGAGTGCGCCACCCGCGAAGCGGTCGCCACGCACATCGCCAAGGGACTTGCCAGCCGGGAGCCCGCCCGATGGAGCGCGGCTATCGAGCTCAACAAGACCCTCGACGACGCCGGCCTCGGCCTCGACGACCTCGTCGACGATCGGCTCACCGAAGACGGGTGGGACCCGCGGTCCGCGTACAAGACCCCGGCGTCCCTCGTCCCGCACGACGACCCGTGGGCTGCGAAGCCGAACATCACCGGCGACGTGCCCGAGCCCGTCCGCCGCGTCATCGCGGACCGTCTCGCCGACATGCTCCTCAGCCGCGAGGACGACGGCTGGCACGCCGAGCAGGCACGCCGCTTCGCCTTCGCCCTGAAGGCCGAGGGCGCCGACCTCACCGGCGACATCGAGAAGCGGATCCGCGAACTCACCCTCGGCGCCGACCCCTCCGACCCGCCGTTCTAGCCCAACCCCGATCGGGAGCCGCCGCGGCCCGAACCTGCGGCGGCTCCCGGAACCAGGAGACCACGAACCATGACCCGCTGGTACGTCAGTCAGCCCACGAAGCGTGGCGGCTTCCACCCGCCGCGCACGTCAATCAATCGGATCGGTGAGCCGTCGTCCGCGATGCGACGGCAGGAAGAGCGCATCCACCACAAGCAGATCCTCGCCGACTACGTCCAGCTCGCCCCGGGCGTCCTCGTCGTCTGGGACCGGCAGCCCTGGCGTGTCGTTGAGGTCGCCGAACGGGCCACCGACCTGTGGGGCGAGGAGTACGAGGAGCGGTTCACCGCGGCAGTCGACGCCTGGGAGCGCTGGGGCCGCGGCGACCGGCCGGAGAAGACCACCTGGCGCGGCCGCCCCATCGCGCTCGTACTCGTCCCGGACGGCGAGCCGCAAGAGAAGCCGATCCACCTGATCGGCCCGGTCAGCCACTCCTGGGACGTCCTGCCCGAGCACTACGCGATCTGTTCCGCATGCGGTGAACTCCCGCCCTGCCGCCACGAACTCGCCGAACGCGAGGCCGACCGGCAGGCCGCTCGCGCCGACGTCCTCATGGATATCCCGCCCGGCCACTGCCTCGGCTGCGGCGAGTTCATCACCAGCCGCCAGCAGGCAGCCCGCTTCCCTGGCCCGAACCTGTGGCGCCCCGACCTCCCCGAAAACTCCGCCGCCTTCCACGCCCGGCAGGAGTGCTCCGGCGAAGTCGACCGCTACCGGCGCCAGTGGGAAGCCCGCGGCAACAACACCCCGCAGCCCGACCTCTTCACCGACGAGGAGAACGCCTCATGAGCCCCCGTCTCACCCTCGCCGAGCAGGTCGCCGGCGACGTCCGTGACAAGACGCTCACCCAACTCGTCCGACAGGCCTCCGACTGGGATCGCCAGGTTGTCGCGCAGGCCGTCCTCATCTGGATGCGCGACCACGAGACCGTCTCGGCGAACGACCTGCGCGCCCAGTTGCCCGACGTCGCTGGCGGTGTCCTGCCCGGCGTGCTCCGCGGGATGAGCCACAACTACCTGATCCACACCCGCACCTACGTGCCGTCCACGGCACCCGCCACCAAGGGCCACCCGATCGCCGTCTACCGGCGCCGCACCGCCGCAGACCGGGCGGAGGCCGCCTGATGCGCCGCCTCACCTTCACCCAGGCGTACCTGGCCCTGATCGCCGCGGGTGCCGTCGTCGGCGGCCTGTGCGCGGCCGTGACCGTCGTCGTCGAGCAGCTGACCGGGAGGCGGACGTGAGCCCCATCGCCGAAGCCGTCCTCGCCCCGATCGGCGGCTGGCTCCTCATCCACGACTGGACCCTCGACGTCGCCTTCTGGCTGCTGTTCGCCAGCGTCATCGGGCTCCTTCTCCTCGCCGCCTACGCCGTCCTCCACCTGGCCCGGCGCATCTGGAACGCCGCCGCTGACCACTGGAACAACGCCATCGAAATCGCCGAGTGGGCCCAGACCTACGGCAGCGACCAGACCCGAGAGGAGAGCACGCGATGAGCCGCTACGACTGGATGGAGAACGCCGCCTGCGCCACGGTCGACCCCGACCTCTTCCACGTCGAAGGCCAGGGCAGCTACAACAAGGCGCTCCCCGTCTGCCGACGTTGCCCGGTCCAGCGGAAGTGCGCCGCCTTCGCGCAGGCCGTCGAAGGCGCCACCAGCACGCGAAACCGCCACGGCCTGTGGGCCGGCCAAGTCCCGCGCCAACGCAAAGCCGCATCCAACCACATCGACCGCAAGGTCATCCACGAGTCGATCCTGCGGCTCCACGACCGCGGCGGCATGAACGCCAAGCAGATCGCCGAACAGGCGGGCTGCGACGAACGCACCGTCTACCGGGTCCTCAAGAAGAACCGCAACCCCGACTCCTACCGGGAGGCGGCATGAGCACCCGCGCCCAGATCGTCGAGCTCCTCCGCGCTGGCTACAGCGACCGGGCGATCGCCCGCCAGGTCCACGTTCGCACCGACAGCATCGCTGGAATCCGAGCCCGACTCGAACTCCCCGTACACAAGCCCGGACCGACCCGCTCCAGCTCGCACGAAGACCTGTTCTGGCGGCGAGCCGTCCCCACCGCCGCCGGCCACCTGATCTGGCCGTCCAGCACCATCTTCGTCCGCGTCGGCAGCGAAGGACCCCGGCAGTCCGCCTACCGGATCGCGTTCCGCATCCGCTATCAGCGTGAGCCCGCCGGATTCGTCCTGCCCGGCTGCGGCGTCGCCCGGTGCGTACACCCGCAGCACGTCGAGGACCAGCCGATGCGCGACGAGTACACAGCGATCTTCGGGAGGGCCGCATGATCGGCACCGAACTCTTCGCCGGCCCCGGCGGTCTCGGCCTCGCAGCCGAGCGGGCAGGCGTCCGCACGGTCGGCATCGAGTGGGACGCCAACGCCGTCGCCACCCGGGTCGCCGCCGGACTCGCCACCATCCACGGCGACGTCACCAAGTACGGGCCCGCCGACATCCCCAGCCTGATCCTCACCGGCGGGCCGCCCTGCCAGACGTTCACGGTCGCCGGCAACGGCGAAGGCCGCGCCGAACTGGAGCGGATCATCGACGCGGTCAAGCGGATGGGCGGCCGACAGCACGTCGACCCGCGAGAGTTCGCCGACCCGCGCACCGCACTGGTCCTCGAACCGCTGCGGTGGGCGCTCGCCGACTACGAGACCAGCTACAACGCGATCGTCCTGGAGCAGGTCCAGCAGGTACTGCCCGTGTGGGAGGCCTACGCCGACGTGCTCCGCGAGGAGGGCTACTCCGTCGCGACGGGGGTGCTGGCCGCCGAGCAGTACGGGCTGCCGCAGACCCGGAAGCGGGCCGTGCTGATCGCCCGGCTCGTCGGCGAGGCCAAGCTCCCGGCGCCCACGCACCGCCCGTACAAGAAGGGCGTCTCGCAGTCCGAGGGGGACCCGGCCCTGCTGCCGTGGGTGTCGATGGGGGAGGCCCTCGACCGGCCGCAACCGTTCACCGTCGTCTCCAACTACGGGACCGGCGGGGATCCGAAGAACCGCGGGCGCAGGACGAGTTCGGAGCCGGCGTTCACCGTCACCGGGAAGATCAACCGCAATCGGATCATCGACGGAGCGGGCAACGAGCTCCCGCGGCTCACCGCCGCCGAAGCCGGCCGACTGCAGGGGTTCCCCGCGGACTGGCCGTGGAGCGGCGGGGACGTGGCGCAGCAGGTTGGAAACGCCTGCCCGGTGCCGCTCGGAGTCGCGCTGATCAAGGCGGCGATCACGTGAACCCGCAGCGAAAAGCAGAGATCAGGCGCGTGGCCCACGACCGCGCCGCCCGCGAACTGTCCGCCGTCATCGACTGGGAGATGGCCGAACGCCTCTTCCCGAACGACGCCGAAGAACGCGCCGAGTTCGAGCGGCAGATCGCCGCCATCGTCCACGCGCTCGAAGCCAAGGGCCGCTAGCCCGGACATGACCAAGGCCCCGCTGAGGCGGGGCCGGAGGAGGAGGGGACGTGACTCAGCTAGGACTTCGGCGCCGGTGCGATCTTCGCGACCCACTCGCGCGTCATGCCGGACCAGCGGGCCATGTCGGAGGGGCCTTCGCCGTCGGCGCGCCACTTCACGAAGAGCTCGCGCAGGGCTGTGTCGTCCCGCTCGAACGCGGCTTTGGACCGCTCGCGCTTGCGGGCGGCGGCTCGGATTTCCTCCTCGGCAGTGGTCACGCAACACATGTTGCCATGCGCGAACAGCGTTCCGCTACGCGTGCGCGAAGAGTACTCGCGAACACTGCATGCGAACGGTATTCTCGTACTTGCGTGATTGGCCCACGAGCCACGTCGCCCCCATGAGGGCTGTCCAAAACAGCTGAACACCCCAAGAGACAACCCTCCTTGAGAAGAGATCCAGAGTGAGCACTGAGGCCATGGACTGGGCACTCGAAAAGGCTCCGCCGATGCCCGCGCAGCTCGTCGCCACCCTCAGCGGGCTGGCCCGTCACGCCGACAAGAAGGGCCGCGGGGCGTACCCGTCGGTCGCCCGGCTGGCCGCCTACGCCTGCAAGGCCGAGCGCTCCGTCCAGCGTGACCTCAAGCAGCTCCGCGAGCTCGGCTTCATCCGCCTCGGCGACCAGTCCAAGGCCGCCCACCTCCCCGAGGGGAAGCGCCCGGAGGTCTACGACCTGGCCTTCGAGAGGGTCGTTCCGGGCGGGCGCGCCGGCTCGGATGAGGTGACGCGGACGTCACGGGTGGCGCTGGCGTCATCCCGTCGGCGCGGTGGCAAGAAGAAGCCCAGCTCAGAAGATGCACCGTCCGATTTGACGGGTGACGTGGACGTCAGGGGTGACGTGGACGTCACCGGTGACGCCGACGTCGCTGATGGGGTGACGCCCACGTCGCAGGAGGGGCGACGCCCACGTCACCCAAACCAAAAGACTGAACCAAGAGCTGAACCAAAAGACTCTTATGGCGCCCGCGACTCGGCTCGAGCAGCGGCCGGAGACGAAGAGCGCGACTACGCCTGGAAAGCGTTCGGCGACTTCTGGCTCCTCTACCCGCGGCCCATGCAGCCGGAGAAGACCAAGACCGCTTGGCGGGCTGCTCTCGGTCGAGGCGCCGACCCGGACCTGATCGTCAAAGCGGCCAAGGCCTACGCCCAGCACCTCGGCGGCAAGGCCGACCGCTACACGCCGTACTCCGCGACCTGGCTGAACAACGGCAGCTATGACGACCCGCTCGACTCCGCGCCGACGGCCGGCTCCGACGGCCCGCACCGCAATCCCGAAGACGATTCCGACTACCACCAGGACTGGTGATCACCATGCAGTGGATCCCGCCCATCAACCCGAAGCGCTTCCACCTCGAGCAGCTGCTTGCCGTCCGCGGCATCAGCCTCGACTGGCTGAACTCCGGTGACGCCGACCCGTACAGCGTCGCCAACGTCGCCCGCTACTCCATCGTCGCCGCCGACAAGATCATCCCGTTCCACTACCGCAGCGCCATTACCGACAGCCCCGAGATCCAGACCTGGCTCCAGGAGCTCACTGCCGAAGGCCGCGAAACCCAGGCCGAGCGCGGCGCCCCCGTCGCCTCCGTCACCCGCGGACGCTCCCTGCTGCTCCTCGGTCCGACCGGCACCGGCAAGACCCACCAGGCCTACGGTGCCATCCGTGAACTCGCCATTACCGGCGTCGCCGCCACCTGGGTCGTCACCACCGCGGCCGACATGTACGCCGCGCTCCGCCCCCGCCACGGCATCGACTCCGAAGCCGAGTTCCGCCGCTACCGCAACGCCTCCGTCCTTCTCCTCGACGACCTCGGCGCCGAACGCAAGCCCACTGAGTTCACCGAAGAGATCAACTTCCGGCTCATCAACTGGCGCTACGAGAACCACCTGCCGACGCTGATCACCTCCAACCTGGTACCGAAGGAGATCAGCGACCGCCTCGGCGACCGCGTCACCAGCCGGCTCATCGAGATGTGCCAGCGCGTCGTGTTCAAGGGCCCGGACCGCCGCCGAGGTGAAGCCGCGTGACCACCGAAGCCGAGCTGTGGGCCCCCGACGATGCAGTCGTCGACGCCGGCCCGCGCCCGCCCGAGCGGCCCCGCGACGTCGAAGCCGAACGCGTCCTCGTCGCCACCGCGATCATGCAGCCCGCCGCGATCGACGAACTCGGCGCCGAAGGCTTCGACCCCGCCGACATCACCACCGACTGGCTCCGCTGGACCTGGTGGGCTGTCGAAGAACTCCGCACCCACTTCCGCGACGGCGAACTCAAGCACCTCGCCGTCCACCGCCAGCTAGAGACCTGGCACGCCGACGGCCGCATGCCCACCCGCGTCCCCGACGCCGACCAGCTCATGGAGCTGTGCAACCAAGCCCACTACGGCAACGCCAACTGGTACGCCACCCGCGTCGCCAAGAAAGCCGTCGCCGCCCGCGTCGTCGCTCTCGGCTACGACGCCATCCTCAAAGGCAGCTCGCCGGCCTTCGACGAAGACACCGACGTCGCCTCCCTCCAGACCGACCTCGACGGCGCCGTCCGCCCCACCGACGACGACAGCCTCGCCCCCATCGGCGACCTCCTACTCGACAGCATCGAACGCGCCACCACCCCACCCACCAACAACGACCGCGTCCCCACCGGATTCATCGACCTCGACAGCCTGCTCTCCGGCGGCTGGGCCCCCGGCCAACTCGTCGTCATCGGCGCCCGCCCCGCCATGGGCAAGTCCACCCTCGCCGCAGACTTCGCCCGCGGCGCCGCCATCCGCAACAAGATCCCCACCCTGTTCGAGTCCCTGGAGATGAGCAAAGACGAACTCTCCGACCGAGTCCTCTCCGCCGAAGCCCGCATCGCCCACCACCACCTCAAGCAGGGCATCGCCACCGACGACGACATGAAGCGCGCCGCCCGCCGCGCCCCCGACATCGCCGCCGCCCCCCTGTGGATCAACGACGCAGCCCTGCTGTCACTGCCGATCCTCCGCGGCCGAGTCCGCAACCTCGTCCGCACCAAAGGCCTGCGGCTCGTCATCGTCGACTACCTGCAACTCATGCAGGCCCCCCGAGCGGAGAACCGCCAGCAAGCCGTCGCCGAGATCTCCCGCAACCTGAAGCTGATCGCCAAGGACTTCGGCGTCACCGTCATCGTCCTGTGCCAGCTCAACCGCGGGCCCGAGCAGCGCACCGAGAAGAAGCCCCAGGTGTCCGACCTCCGCGAGTCCGGAGCCATCGAGCAGGACGCCGACATCGTGGTCCTCCTGCACCGCGAGGACGCCTACGACAAGGAATCCCCTCGGGCCGGCGAAGCCGACCTCATCGTCGGCAAGCATCGCGGCGGCCCCACGGCCACAATCACCGCCGCATTCCAAGGGCACTACAGCCGCTTCTGCGACATGGCGGTGAGCTGACGTGACCGAACCCAGCGTCGAAGACTTCGCCGCCATGCGGGCCGACGGAAGCCTCCGCGAGTACTTCCAGTACCTCACCAGCCAGGCCCCCAAGCCCCTCCCCGCGCCGAAGCCGGCACTGGCCGCGGTCACCCCGCCCGCCTACGAGATCGCCCACAAGGGCGCCTGGCCCATCGGCACCGCGGCCAGCGGCCCGACCCCCACCCACGGCCGCTGCACCTGCCCGCAGTGCGAGAAGGCCGCCGTCGTCGCACTGCCCGCACCCGCGGACCGGCGCGACGCGAACGCCGCTTGACCTCGCCCGTTGACCCCCGCTCAGGAACCGCTGCCTGACCCCCGTCCCGCCACCCCCCCCGCCACCCACCCACCCCGACACACCGAAAGACGCAGGTCAGACCATGACTGAACGCCGCATCCAACGCCGCCGCACCAAAGGCTGGCGACTTCCCGACAACGCCGTGATCGTCAGCCGCCCCTCCCGATACGGCAACCACTGCAAGGTCGCCCTGATGCAGGAGATGGGCTACGCCGACCCGCACGCCGCAGCCGCTGCGAACTTCCGTACCTGGCTCGACGGTGACCGCTTCGGCGCCCCCACCGACGACGCCGACCGCCGACGCGCGGTGATCCTCGCCGGGCTGCCCGACCTCCGCGGCAAGGACCTCGCCTGCACCTGCCCGCCCGACAAGACCTGCCACGCCGACTACCTCCTCGACCGCGCCAACCTTCCCGCCGAAGAGCTGGCCGCGTGGATTGACCGGGTCCTGGCCCGCGTCGACCGGCAGCGCGTCCGCGACGGCGAGCCCGCCCTGCTCGCCGCTGGAGGGAACCACCGATGACCGACCACGACATGCGCCGCGAGATCGTCCTCCGTGAACTCAACCAAGGCGCCCTCGCCGGGATGCCGTCCGAGATCAGCGAGCAGGGAGCCGATCTCGTCCTCGCCGCGCTCGACCGTTACGACGGCTGGGCCGCAGGCAAGGCCGCCGCCCGGCTGGCCCGCATCGCCGAAGCCCACAGCAAGCACTCCGGGGAGGGCGGCCTCACCGACGGTCTCTGCGTCGAGTGCGGGGAGCGGGACCCGTGCCCGACCCGCGTGTGGGCCAGCACCGAACGCGACCCGCTCGCCACCTGGGACCCGGCCGACGACTCGCAGCCCGCTGTCTGACCGTCTGCCGCGGCTACCCGGACACGGGACACCCGACAGACCCCGCCCACACCCAGACCCGCTGACCAACACGGAGACGACCATGACCGACCAGCCCACCACCATCACCGACGAAATGCCCGACACCTGGGTGCGATCCGTCGCCGACGCCATCGAAGCGCACGGCTGGACCATCCGCGACGCCCACGAATCCGCCATCGTCATCAACCTCAACCACACCGCGCACCAAATCCTCAACGCCGACGACCAGCCGTTCCTCGTCATCGGCTGGACCGGCGACGGCGAGGACGAGGGCGCCGTCCAGTGGGGGCTGTCCGTCGACGGCGTCACCGTGCCCGACCTTCACCTGCTGGGCGGGGCCACGCCGGGCGAGGTCGCCGACCGGGCGCACCGCGTGCTGACGACAGGCCGGCCGGCCCCGCGGGACGTGCGGCATGCGCTGCCCTACACGGCTGTGTCCCGGTCGTGCGTGTGCCCGGTCGTCTACCCGTGCGGGGGCATCGTCCCGGACGCCGAGTGCGGGGAGCACGGGGTACGCCGGTCGCCGGTCATGGGCTGGCACTGGGAGGCCGACTGCCCGCCCGTGTCCCGGTGAACCCGTGCACGGCCGCCGCCTGTCGGTAGCAGGCGGCGGCCGGCCCGCCCATCATCCGCCACCACGACTTGGAGTCCGCATGCCCGACACCACCAACCCACAGGCCAACCGCCCCGTCGACGACATGCGGGAGCTGTACGCCGTCCAGCACGCCATCACCGACGCGGGCGGGACGCTGACGCCCGCCGTGCACAGGGCGATCGACGCGCTCCGTGAGCGGTGGGACGCGGGACTGCGCCGCGCGCAGGCTGCGCCCGCCGCCGTCCCGGTCCCGGCGTCCGCACCCACCGACCGTGCCGCCGTGGAGCGTCTCGGCCGTATCCGCGAGTGGGTGACGAGCGACGTCGTCACGGCCCGCAACGAGTTCGGCAGCGGCTACCGCGAGGCACTGCGCGACATCCTCGACCTGCTCGACGGGCGACCCGCGGCCGACGCCGTGTCCGGCCCGGGTGGTGCAGCCGACGAGACACAGGCCGTCGCCGTCGACCCGGCTGCGATCGAAGCCGCCGCCCTCCGCAAAGCCGCCGACCGGTACGCCACGCTCGCCGACCAGAACGAGGCTTACGACCGCGAGCGCGGGGATCTCGACGAGGCGGCCCGCATCCAACACGAGGCCGTCCGGGATGTGGCGATCGGACTGCGTCGCATGGCCGACGAGGTGCAGCAGTCGACGTCGTGCAGCGCCCGCCCCTGCAACGAGGCCGCGGACGAACTCTGCGACGCGCACGCCCAGATCCGGTATCACGCGCTGGGCGAGCACGCGTTCTGCGACCCCGGCTGTGACGCCGAGCAGCCCGCCGCCGAGCCCCAGCCCGCCCCGCCGGTCGAGCACTGCATCCACGTCAAAGCCATCCACGACACCCACCACCACACGCCCGTCACCGGATGCCCCTGGTGCACGGCAGCGACCGGCACGGAGGCCTGACCCATGGCCGAGCCCGTCGCGAACGCCGACAACTGGATGACCCAGCCCGACGAGACCTGCCCCGGATGCGGCAGCCAGGGCAACCGGCGCATCTCCATCGACACCGACTGCCCGCGCTTCATGCAAGGCGGACGGCTCATGGCCTGCATGGGTTGCGGGAACGCCGTCCGCTTCGACTGCCAGGCGCCGGACCAGGACGGCGATCTGCTGGAGGAAGGCTGCGGCTGGTGGTTCCAGTACCCGCTGCACGAGCAGGCGTCGAGCCGGGCCTCGATGGGGCAGGCGCCGCCGTGGGACTACGCGAGGTACCGGCTGTGACCGGCCCCCTGTTCGGTGAGGCGCTCACCGTCCTGTTCGTCACCTGCCGCGCCCTCGCCTACTGGATCGCCGGCCTCGCGGCCGCTGTGACAGTGGTGTGCGTCGTCGGGGTGGCGGGCGCGGCGTGGGCGATACGACGGGCGTGGCGGGGCCTGAGCGGGCGCCTGACGGCCCAGCAGCCCTCGGAGGCACCGTTCCCGCCCGGACCGGCAGAACGGCGCTCAGAGCCTCAACCCCGCCCCGCGCCCGCATGGGCCCGCGCAGACAAGGAAGCCGCATGAAGACCACCGTCATCCTGCTCGCCGGAGCGCGCCACCTCACCGAACCCGGCATCGTCCCCGGCGCCCTCTTCGACATCGCCGTCAACATGATCGACGGACCGATCATCGTCCGCCACGGCGCCTGCCCCGGCACCAACTCCGCAGACCAAGCCGCCTCCGACTGGATCAACAGCATCGGCCACCGGTACGGCCTCCTCGAAGACCCCATGCCCGCCGACTGGGACAACTGCGCCCCCAACTGCCCGACCACACCAGGCCACCGGCGACGGAAGAAGCCCGGCGACACCGCACACCCCGGCCTCCTCGACAACTACTGCCCGGGAGCGGGCCCCCGCCGCAATGCCGCGATGGTCCGCAAGCTCCCGCGCCCCGCCTGGATGGTGGCTTTCCCCGAGCCGGGCCAGCCCAACTACGGCACCCGCAACTGCCTCCGCATCGCCGAGCAGGCCGGGATCGAGACCCGCAGGTTCACCGCGTGACCCGCGTCGACTGGGGCTGGGTCGCCGCCGTCGCGCTCATCGTCGCCCCGTTCGCCTACTGCGCCCTCACCACCATCCGACACACCTGGCACGCACTCGCGCGCCGCAACCGGAGGACCCGATGACCAGCCTCCCGCCCGCCCTGCTGTCGCTCCTCGAAGGCAAGAACGCCGAGCTCAAACAGCACCACCTCGCCGCCCGCATCGGCGACTACCAGGGCTCCCGAGTCCAGAACGTCCGCGACGTACTGGCCCAATGGGCGCCCTCGCCCGGGACTCCGCTGCACGCCCTGTGGACGCAGGTCGACGCCGCGATCCGCCAGTACGAAACCGAGATCAACGCGATCCGCGAGGAGAGCTACCGCGCGATCCCCGGCGTCACCGACCCCGACCAGCACGAAAGCGAGCAGTCGTGACCGCCCCGCAGACCCCGGTCTACCTGGACCCGGACATCGCCCAGATCCTCGCCCGCTGCTACCCCGGCGAACGCAAACGAGCCGTCATCGCACGGGCGGTACGGCTGCTCGCCGCAGCCGACGGACACCTCCGGCCCGACGGGAAACCCAAGCTCCCGGGTCGGCCAGCGGGGAGGCGGACGTGAACGACATCGACTGGACCGACCTCTGCCACCTCGGCGTCGAACACCTGGCCGCCGCCGCCCTGGAGCCGCGGGACCTCGACCTCCGCGGGCAGGGGCTCACCGCCGTCCAACTGCACACGATCCAGGACGTCGACACGACGGGGGAGTGGCTGTGAAATCCCTGACGGTCCGGCAGCGGGAAGTGCTGCTCCTCGCCGCCAACGGCAACAGCAACGCCACCATCGCCGCCTGGCGTGGCGTCACCCCGCACTCCGTCGCCGAGATCCTCACCGCCGCCTACCGCCGTCTCGGCGCCACGGACCGGGCGCAGGCCGTCGCCATCGCCCTCGCGGTCGGCGAGCTCGGCGTCCACCAGATCCACATCCCCGACCAGCAGCAGGAGCACGCCGCATGACCGACCAATCCACCGCCGCACGACCCCGGACTGACGCCGAGGCCGCCGTCGCCCAAACCCGCGCCTACATCGAGGCAGCGCTCGCCGCCGGCGACACCGGACCCGGACTCGACCCCGGGGTGGGACGACACCTGCTCCGGCTGCTCGACGGCGGGGAGGAGGCGGGCGAACCCACTCGATCCCCGCTCCGTGACCAGATCGCCGCCGCCCTGGCTGAGGTCCTCGCGAGCCTGTACCCACTCACCCGGGTCGACGGCAGCGTCATCGGCTACCAGACCGTCAACCTCATCCGGCCAGCCACCTACGAGCGGTGGCAGGCCGCCCTCAATCCGCTGACCCCTGCAGCAACCGACGCGACCCAGCCTGGGGCGTGGCTCACCGCCGGAACCCGCGACCTCGCCATCCCGGAGCAGCACCGGCTCACCGTCCGGCCTGTCGACCCCGAGGTGGAACGTGCTGCCACCGAGCGAGCCCGCCGAGTGGCCGACGAAGCTCGGCGCGCGTCGGAGCAACTCGCCGCGCTCAACGCCCCGCACACCGGGCTCGTCGTCCAGCCCTACCGCAACGACCAAGGCCGGCCCGCCTGGGTGTTCCGCTGCTGGGGCACCGACACCTGCGACGGCTACCTGTCCCTCGACCACCACAGCCAGCAATCCGCCGAACGGGCCCGCGACCGGCACCTCGCCGAAGACCACGCCACCCTGCCCGCCCACGACGCCGACCCGACCGTCGCCGAAGCGGCCAGCGAGTGATGAGGCCGGCCGATGGCGCACAGACGAGCCAGCCATACCTCATCCCGGTTCGCGAATCCCGCGTCCCCGGCCTCGGCCCGCAAGGCATGTGCCCCCACTGCCAGCGCTGGACCATCGTCTGGGCACACGACCACCCCTTCGGCGCCGGACGCCTGGGCCTTCACCACCCAGAGAAGGGCCCCCTCTGCAAGGGGTCACACCTAGCGATCACCCTGGCCGCCGCCATCGAACGCGACACCCAGCTCAACCCCGAAGAGAAGGCAGCCGACGCTGCTGCGCGCAGGCACCTGCACGGCTGCCGAGGCCCACTGATCGACGACCAGTGCCTCCACCCCGCCTGCCACCGAGCCGCTGACCGCGGCCTGCGCTGGACCCTCATGGGCTGGCGGAAGACCGACGCCGTCCTGTTCTGACAGCCCGGGACCCCGCCCCGTGATTGCCGAACAGAGGCCCCGCACCGGATCATCCGGGCGGGGCCTCGGCAGGGTCAGGCGGCCAGAGAGCCCGGCCAGCCAGCCGCGAGCTGCCGCTCGAACTCGGCGTCCTCCTGCACGCGCCGCGCCTTCTCCGCGGCAAGATGCGCGGTCCGGCTGGCAGCGACGGCGGCCTGGTAGGGCAGCAGCACCTCGTCGCGGAGCCGCACGATCTCGACGGCGGCCCGCTCGAGGCGGCGGCATCCCCACTTCGCGAGGATCCAGTCCTGCTGCTCGACGTCGTCGTACCACTCGGCGGTCATCACGCCGGCCCGGTAGAAGACGCGACCGAAGTGCTCGCCATCGGCGTACAGGTTCCAGCCGGCGAGCGGCATCAGGCCGGTGCGGTCGGCGGGAAGGCCGAGGCTGTCGATGTCCTCTGCGAGCTCGGTCAGCTCTGCGGAGGTCATGGCGATGGCGGTTACCTGCTCGCCGTTGGTGGTGAGGGTGCGGGTGGCGGAGCGGCGGGTGGTGGCCATGGGGTCCTCCTGTTGGAGTGGGTGGGTGTAGCGGGTTTCCGCTGCTCCGAGGTGGCTGGGCGCCTCCTCCATGTCCACCACTGTATAGAGGTCTATAGCTCCACGTCTAGAGGTCTATCGGGATTTCTTTTAGAGGTCTACGATTCACCAGTGACCATCAACCCAGAGACCCTCGTCGAGCAAGCCATCGAACAAGCACTCGCCATCAAAGACCCCGCACTCCGAGGCCGCACCATCACCCGCATCATCAAAGCAATCGAGAACCAGCCACGCCTCAAAGAAGCCCGAGAAGCAGACGTCATCGAACTACGCAAAACCCGCACCGGCCAAGAAGTAGCCGAACTCGTCGAACTCTCCATCGGCCGCGTCAGCCACCTCGTCAACGGCACCGTCACCGGACGACGCGCCAAGAAGACAGAAGAGCCGACCTGACAGGTTGGCGATCGGACACGACAACGCCCCCGCCAGATCACTCCGACGGGGGCGTCGCCTTGCGCTCAGGCCTCGGTCAGCTCGTACATCCCCGGCAGCCGGCCGAGCACCGCCCGCCTACTGGGCAGGCTGGCCACTACCAGGGCACATCTCCCGACTGCCCTGCGGCTGATGCGGCGCGGTCGGCTGGCCAGGCTCGGCACTGCCGTAAGCCCCGCACACCGGGCATGAAGCCGAGCATTCGGCAGGATCGACGTGATCACGCATGAGCAGCTCCGTTACTAAGGGCCTCGGGCCCCAGTTTCCGGGCATTTCGGCCCGGAAGGTCCGTCACATCACCAAAGCGTGAGTGCTTCGGCTTGAGTGCGGTCTCTCGTTTCCGCCTGCCGCTGGTGCGGCAGGGTTGCGCCACCTGCCCGCCCCGTCCCAGCCTTGCGGCGGGGGCGGGTGGTGCGGGACTTCTGGTCGGCTCCACGAGGCTTCGACACCGCCGGGGCGGTGTCCTGGTCTCCGGCCACTCCGGTACCAGTTACTGCGACTGCCGCGAGTGCGGCGAGGTTGAGTGCGGCGTTGTCGTCCCGGTCGATGACCAGGTTGCAGGCGTCGCATTGGTAGGTCCGGATGTGCAGCAGCAGCTTGGCTTTCACTGCGCCGCACCCGGAACAGGTTTTCGAGGAGGGGTACCAGCGGTCCGCCGCGACGGTGCGGGTGGCGTGGCGCTGGCGCATCTTGTAGTCGAGCTGGCGGCGGATCTCCCCGAACCCGGCGTCGGCGATCCTGCGCGCGAGACGCCGGTTGCGGAGCATCCCGGCGACGTTGAGGTCTTCGACCACGACTGTGCCGTACTCGGCTGCCACGCTTGTGGTGAGCTTGTGCAGGGCGTCCCCGCGGAGGTTCGCCACCCGGTGATGCACCTTGTTGCGGGCGGCGTTGGCCTTCTCCCACCGTTTCGACGGCTTCTGCCCGGTCCTGCGGTCGGGGCCCTGGCGGCGGGAGACGACGCGGGAGGCGCGGCGCAGCTGCTTGCGTGCGCGGTCGTAGTGCCCGGGATTCGCGATGGTGCGGATCTCGCCGGTGCTGTCGGCCATGACCGCGAGGGTCTTCACCCCCAGGTCGATACCGACCGCCACGTCCGGCCGCGCCACGCGTTCGAGGTCCCGCTTGACCTCGGCCTGGAACGAGACGAACCAGCGTCCGCGCTCGTGCCGCACGGTCGCGGACAGGATCCGCGCAGTACCGGCCGCCAGCCGGTCACGGAGGTTGTCCGCGCGCTCGTGCACACGGACCGTGCCAAGCCGGGGAAGCGTGACGTGGCGGCCATCCACATCGACGCGGATGGTGCCGGTGGTGAACCGGCAGGACAGGCGTGCTTTCCGCTTCGACTTGAAACGCGGCGAACCTACCTTTCGGCCCTGCCGCTTTCCACGCTTCGACTTGCTGTAGTTGTCGAAGGCGGCGGCAGCGTTTGTAAGACCGGTGCTGTACGCCTCCTTGGAGTTTTCCGCCCACCAGTCTGCGAATCGCGGGTCGGCGTGCTTGGCCTCGTTGAACGCCTTTCTTAGAGACGGCAGCGACCACGGCCGCCAAGGCGTCAGTTCAGCCTCGGGGATGCCGTAAGACTCCTCGGCCTTCCGCTGCCACCAGGAGGCGGTCACCCAGCCGACAGCCCAGTTGTAGGCAGCGCGGGCCGCACCACAGTGCGAGCGCAGTGCCTGCTCTTGGGTGGCGTTGGGGTCCATGGCGAAGCGGTACGCCTGCACCACGAAACCGGGCTGCGGCTGGAACCTCTTCACCTTAAATCTCCTCATTCGGCACCCCCTGGCGCTGCGTCAGGGGGTGCCGTGGACGATACGGGCAGGGACTGACGGCGCTACTTAGCGGCGTCCTAGCGCAGGGAAGTCAGATCTTCCGCACGAACGCCCGAGCGCCGTTATGGAAGAAGACAGTCATTCCCTGTCGATCATCGCCGTTACGGACCGACCAGCGGTCGATGCGTGCAATCTCTGGAGACTCGGCCTTACCGATTGCTGCGGCAAGCCAGCCCTCCGGATTGCCAGCCGGCTCCGCGTCCACCCAGGCCGCCGGCGCACCCTCGACGGGCCGCTCCTGGTGGTCGTGGCGCTCCCCGTCAGCGAGCTGGCCCATGATCTGCCAGCGTGCCTCGCCATCGCCGGTGCTGACCGCGACACCGAATGGGTACTTGCCGTCTCCGGCGTCCTTGAGGCTCCGTACCTGGACGGCCCCTGCGGTGTTCTTGAGCACGTCGATAGCGAAGTCCTGGAAACGCTCTGGACGCATGACCATTCCTCTCGTAGCGGGCCGAGTCAGTCTTTCAGAGCTCGGTCGTCTCGAACGGCTCCGGCAGCTGCGGGAGGTCGACGTCGAAGGCCTGGGCGATCAGATAGCGGGCGACGGTGTCGTGCTCCAGTTCACTGCGCCCGGTGGGCATGGAGAGGATGACCTCTCCGCTCTTGCGTTGGACGACAGCACCGAAGAACTTGGCGTCGGGGATGGAGCTTTCGAAGAGCTGCACGCCCGTCTCGGCGAGAAGGTCGGGCAGCGGCGTGTCGAGCAGGTGCGCGGGGGAGAGGGAAAGCGCTACGCTCATGGACAGAGCTCCAATCTCGCAAGGATTGAGTTGCTGATCAGCGGCGGGAACCGCTGGTTGCTTCGACGGCCGGGGTGTTGACGCACCTCGGCCGTTGCCGTTCCCGGAGTCAGGTTGACTTGGGTATCCAAGATGGCCCACTGAAAGTAGCGCCAATGGCGCGGAGCGTGCAAGTGGTGCGACGAATCCGGGTGTGGGTAGCGTCGGACCATGGAGATGTCGGCAGGCGAGCAGCGTCAACGCTTCGAGGGAGCTAGAGTTCTGCGCCTCTCGACTGCCGATGCCGCAGGTCACCCGCACTTGGTCCCCGCCACGTTCGCGGTTGTGGGGGAGCGCGTTGCGATCGCGGTGGATCACAAGCCGAAGCGGCACAGCAACCTGAAGCGGCTTCGGAACATTCGAGAGAACCCAGCTGTCACGCTCCTTGTCGATCATTTCGACGAGGACTGGGAGCAGCTTTGGTGGGTGCGTGCTGACGGGCGGGCGCGCGTGCTGGAGAACGAGGATGCCGGCGAACTTGTAGAGGCTCTCCTATCCAAGTACGCCCAATATCGCGACCGGCGACCGGCCGGGCCGGTCATCGAGATCCAAGTAACTCGCTGGTCAGGGTGGGTGGCGCGCACAAGCTAGACGCACAACTTGGATATCCCGCTACGCTTCCAATGGGTATCCAAGTAGTCAGGAGTGCGATGTCAACCAACCCATCCAAGGTGCCGCCCTTCAAGCAGATCGCCGACGAGCTCCGCGCCGAGATCATCCGGGGCGATCTGGCCCCCGGAGACAAGATCCCTTCGCAGGAGCAGCTCGAACAGCGCTTCGGCGCCAGCCGGGCCACCGTGCGCAAGGGTGTTGCCGTGCTGCGGGCGGAGGGGTTGATCACCAGCAGTCAGGGCAAGCACTCCACCGTTCGCGAGCGCCCCAACGTCAGCCTGCGCCAGACGGGCAGCATCTACCGCGCCCGCCGGGCGACCGGGGAGTCGAACTACAACGCAGAAGCTCGCGCACAGGGGCAGAAGGCGCAGCAAGAGATCCGCGAGGTCGTCGAGACCCCGGCTCCGGAGGCGATCGCCGAGCGATTCCGCGTCGCGCCTGGAGCGCCGATGATCGTCCGACGCCTTCGGTTCGTCATGAAGAGTGCCGACGGGGAGGCGGACACGCCGATGCTGCTGTGCGACGCCTACTACGACGCCAGTATCGCGGCAGGAACCCGTCTTGCCGAACCTCGCCTGATCAAGGGTGGGGCCAACGCCATCATTGAAGACCCCGACGGACCCATTGGCCGGCGCATCACCCAGTTCATCGAAGACCTCGATGTCCGGATGCCGTATCCCCATGAGGTCGAGCAACTCGACATCCCGGAAGGCGTTCCGGTGGCGCGCGTGATCCGCACCGCCTACGACTCGGCCGGTGACGTGCTGGAGGTTCAAGACTCGATCGTCCCGTGTGACCGGCACGCCTTCCGGTACGTGATTGACGTGTAGGAGGCGTCCCTCCAGGTGAGCCCCCAACTGCTCTGCGGTTGGGGGCTTTTTGCTGCGCTCGGACTTGTCGCGCTACTTGCATACCCATGCTGTAGCGGCTACGGTTTCTCTAGTCGCAACATGGATATCCAAGTGGCGGCAACCTAGCCCTGACCTGCCCCAATGACCGGAGGCCTCTGTGCCCACGCCCAACGACGAACTCGCAAGAGAGCTCGCCCTGTTGCAGGGGGCGCTCAAGCCGGCAGAGGTCGCCGAGTACCTGGATGTCCACCCCGCGACCGTCTACCGCTTGATCGCCAGCGGTGACCTGCCCTCCATTCAGCTCGGTAGTGGCCAGAAGCGTCGCACCGGTCTGAAGGTCCCGCAGTCGGCCGTCGTCGAGTACCTGCGCAACTCCCGCACCGACTCTCAGCCCACCTCGGAGGTGGCGTGACCATGAGCACCGCAACCCCGACCCACCCGGCCGTCCTGCTCGCCCCGGCCATCGTCCGTGCCGTGACCGTGTACGAGACGGCTGCCCTGCACCGATCCAACCTGGCCGAGCTCGCCGAAGCCGGTCAGCTGTCGGATCTGGACGCGGAGGGCTTCGTCGTCGCCGAGGAGCTGATCGCCGGCTCCCGCGCCACCCTGGCTGCCGCCGGTCTGCTGCACCTGATCGAGGCCGCGTGATGGCCGGCAAGCTGACGCCGCGCGAGCAGGCCTGGGTCGCCGTGGCCCGGGAGGCTCTCGCCGAATCTGATGTCGACGACCTCGGCACGGTGGGTGGCGCCGAGATGATGGTCGGTCGCCTCCGGGCCTCACTGCGGTCGCTTCTGGCGATCGTCGACGAGCGGTCATGACCGACGCCGAGTACGCGGAGATGCTGCGCAAGCTGCGCGAGAAGAACAAGGCAAGCGAGTCCCGGCCGAAGTAGGCCCCCTGTTCGGCCGCGGCGCGGTCCGACATTCCCCCCGTCCCGCGCCGCGGTCTTCCACCTCACCCCATTCCCGCTGACCCATGTGAAGGGCACCTCCATGTTCGTTTTCGATGCTGACCTCCGCACCGTCTCCGCGACTGTCCGCGAGATCTCTGCCGGTATCCGCGCAGCCCAGGTGGACGACTCCTACGAGGCGGTCCGCGGTGATGAGGGCGCCGAGTTGCTGATCCGTGCGATCGCCGCCGACAAGGCCGGCGACACCGCAGCCCTGGTCGCGATCTTCGACCGGGCCGAAGAGATCGACGCCGCGCAGCCGTTCGGGGCGCGGATCGTCGACCAGCTGCACGCGCTCATCGCCTGGACCGAAGCCGCCTGACCCCACAGCCCCGGCATCCAGCCGTGAGGGCGCCGGAGCGAATCCGGCCCGGGGCGCGCACCACACCCGATCCCGACCCGAGAGGCACCACATGACCGACCGCATCAAGAAGGCTGCCGCCGCCAACCGTGCCGCCGCCCAGACGGCCCGCGGCCGTGGCAAGGACGCCGCCGCCGACCGCTACGACAGCCGTGCCGCCCAGCTGGAGTCCGGCAAGGTCGCCGACCGCACCGACGACATGAGCGCCCTGATCAGCGCCGCATTCCGCCGCTGACCGGGCGCCACCCCTCCACTCCCCACCATCCGCCACCACAGAAGAGGAGCCCGCCATGGGCTGGAAGAAGACCGCCGAAGAGAAGGCCGCGATCGCGGAACTGCGCAAGGTCGACGCCGCGCTGCACGAGAACCAGCGCAAGGAGAAGAAGGCTGGCATCCGCGACGAGACGCCCGAGTACGTGCGGCTGAACGCCGCCGCGAACGAGGCCGCCGCCAAGGTGTCCCGCTGGCACGGCGGCACCAAGCGCTGACCGGCTGCCCGATCCGCCCGTCTCGCACGGGCGGTGAGGAGAACCAGCGCAGCACCACCCGTCGATACCCCATCTGACCTGTGAGGTCGTCATGCTCCGCATCATCTTGATCGTCCTGTTGGGTCTGTATCTGATCGTCGTGGGCCTGTGGCCGGCAGCGGCTGCGCCGGTGTCCCTGCTGGTCGCGGGACTGGTCGTGGTCTTCGGTCTGATCCCTACGCCGGTCTGGTTGCTGACCGCCGGTATCGCCTGGGCCAGGAACCGGCCCGCCCCCGTCCCGGCCGCCACCCCTGTCGACGCCTGACTGCGAGGACCCAATGGATCACGTCATTCACATCGCCCCGTGGAAGTCCAACCGCCCGGCTCTGGCCGCCCACTTCGACTGGTCCTGCTCCTGCGGGAAGCGGGCGTCCCGCCCGTCCGTCGACCGGAACGCCGCTGAAGGCGACGCGATCCGGCACACCCCGCCGCACAGCACGTTCTCGCGCCACCAGCACTGATCGTCCCGCCGTCAACGATCCGAAAGGACACCGATCACCGTGACCGCCATGTCCGTCGAGAAGGTCAACGGCACGCCGAAGACCTCGCCCGAGCCGCGGTTCGACCCGCGCGCGCTGGCCGAGGCGGAGGCGATCCGTACCCGAGCCGCCGCTGACGCCGAAGCCGCCCGGATCGAAGCCGAGGGCAAGGCTGAGGCCGAGAAGATCAAGGCCGTCGAGGATGCCCGCAAGCAGAAGCTCCTCAACGACAAGGCCGAGGCCCGCGCCATCGAGGAGCAGGCCGCACGCGATGCCCGCATCGCCGAGTCGAACCGCAAGCGCGAGGAAGCCGACCGTGCCCGCGAGGAGGGCGCCCGGGAGGCCGAGAAGCAGAAGGCTGTCGCGCAGGCTCAAGAGGCCGAGGTCGCCGAAGCGGAGGACCGGTGGCGCGGCTACGCCCGCGGCTTCTACATCGTCTGCGCGATTGTCGCCCTGCCCGTCCAGGTCGCCGCGTTCTACGACCCGAAGGCGCTGTGGCTGATGGCCGCGCCGCTCATGCTCGAAGGCGGTGCCTGGGTCGTCCTCAAGGGAGCAGCCGCAGCCGTCGCTGCGCACCGACCCCAATGGCACTACCGGCTGATCGCCTGGCTCCTCGCCTTCATCGCCGCTGCGATCAACCTGTGGCACGGGCTCAACGCGTTCGACCCTGCCACCGCCATCGCGACCGCGTTCGCCTCGATCGCCGGCCCTGGCGTGTGGGACCTCCACGAGCACGGCCGCATCCGCAAGCGCGACGGCGTCCTCACCCGCCGGGAGCGGAAGGTGCAGCGGAAGAACGAGCGCGCCGAGGCCGCGCGGAAGGCTGCCGAGGAGGAGAGGAAGCGGGCCGAGAAGAAGGCTGCCGACGAGGCTGCCGAGAAGGCCCGGCAGGAGCTGCGGGAGATCCGGCAGACCGTGTTCAAGGACGTGTGGGACGAGGCCGTGCAGATCGGTGCCGCGCTCGGCAAGGAGCCCGACGACCCGGCCGTGTGGCCCCGTGCCTACCGCAACATCAAGGGCTGCGACCCGGGGGACTCCATCGAGTCCATCAGCTCGCGCCGCACCGCCGAAAAGCGCGTCGAATCCGCCCTCACTGGCACCCCCGTCAACACCCTCAGCAAGACCACGAACGCGCAGCGTGCATCGCAAGTGCCCTCCGCGAAGAAGCAGCGCGTCTACAGCCCGCCCGCACGCCGCGGAATCCGCAGCAAGGGCGACGTCAAATACACGTCGGCCGCGCGCCGCCAGGCGTCCATCGCCGCCAAGCAGACCGCCGAGAAGAAGGACCGATGATGGCCACCCCGCTGACCGACGAGCGTGTCCTGCTGACCCTCGTCCAAGACGTTCCCGAGGCGCCCGTCTTCAAGGACGAGGCGGCCGACCGCAAGCCGGCCCCGTCGGTGCGGACGATTGCTGAGCGCACCAACCGCATCGCCCAGCTCGCCCTGCTGCCGCACACCGCCCGCGGCTACCGGCAGCTCGGCCGCCGCTGGGTCGACCGCTACCGCGACGACTACCCGCAGCTGATCGCAACAGCGGGCGAGGCCGTCCGTGATGCGGCAGGCGACATGCATGCGGAGGGCGCGGCCAAGAAGCGGCGCGCCGACCTTCGCGACGAGTACAAGCGGCACCGCCTCGCCTACACGGGCAAGACCGCCGGGGTGGCTGGAGCGGTCACCGGGGGAGTCGGCTTCGGAGTCGTTACCGGCAGCCTGTGGGTGGACGCTCTCGCCGTTCTCGGCACCTGGGGTCTCGGCGCCTTCCACGGCCGCCACCGGGCCGGTATCGCAGGAGCCGGCGGGGGCAGCGACTTGTTCGGCACGGCCCCGCGGGACGCAGCCCAGATCCGCGGCGAGGCCGACCTGATCACCGCGCTCGTCAAGGCTGGGATCATCAGCGAGGCACAGCGCGACGAGACCCACCTGGTCGGCATCATCCGGCCCGCTGGCCCCGGCTGGACCGCCACCGCGGAACTGCCCGGTGGGATGAAGGCGTCGTCCGCCATCTCCAAGGCCGAAGAGCTGGCCTCGGCGCTGAAGGTGAAGAAGTCCCAGGTCGAGATGCACGCCGACTCCTCCGAGGAAGGGCACGAGGGACGGTTCGTGCTGTGGGTGGCCAACGAGGCCAACCCCTACGGCTCCAAGAAGGTGCCCTCGCCGCTGCTCACCCTGGAGCAGTGGGACTTCTGGCAGGGCGGCGTCCCTCTGGGTACTGACCCCCGTGGAACCCGGCACGTCCTGGAACTGGTGTGGTGCTCCCTGCTGCTGGGCGGCCTGCCCGACTACGGCAAGTCGTTCCTGGCCCGCCTCGTCGCCGCGACCGCCGCCCTCGACCCGTACATGACCGTCCACGTGGCCACCGGGAAGGCCGGCCCGGACTGGGCGGCGACCAAGCAGTTCGCCCAGTCCTACGTGGCTGGCAACACTCCTGCGAAGATCCTCGCCTTCCTGGACCTGCTGAACGAGCTGATCGCCGACATGCAGGAGATCGGCGAGAAGCTGGAGCAGCTGTCCGAGGAGCACCCGGAGCAGTGCCCGGAGGGCAAGCTCACCCCCGAACTGGCGAAGCTGTGGAAGCGCGGCCTGACCCTGCTGATCGTCGACGAGCTGCAGGAACTCCTGGACGCCGCCGCCATGATGAAGATCAAGACGGATGACGATTCCGAGAGCAGGGACAAGGGCCGCAACGGCAAGGAAGTCCTCGTCGAGACCATGGCCCGGTTCGTCCGCGTCAGCCGTTACGCAGGCGGCATGGGCCTCTTCATCACCCAGCGCCCGGACGCGAGCAGCGTGCCGACCATGCTGCGCAACGTGTGCCGCAAGACCGCCTGCTTCCGAGTCAAGGGCGCAGCCAGCTCCCGGATGGTCCTCGGCGACGACGCCGTCGCCGCCGGAGCCGCACCCCACATGCTCCTCGACTCGCAGAAGGGCGTCGTCGTACTCGACCAGGGCGGCGAGGAGGGGCACGTCACCCTGAAGACCGACTTCATGACGATCCCCGAGTTCCGAGACATCTGCCTGCGTGGCCGCCAACTGCGCATCGAAGCCGGGACTCTGACGGGGTTCGCCGCCGAGTACGGCAAGACGGAACCGGCGTCGGTGCACAAGGAGCTGCTGGCCGACGCCCTCACGGTTCTCGACGCCAACGGAGTCGACCGGGCCCGCACCAAGCGGCTCCTGGAACTGCTGATCGCCTACCGGCCCGACCGCTACCAGGGCGTGACCGAGCCCGAGTTGCAGGCCCGCCTTCGCGACGCCGGTGCCGGCGGCACCCGCAAGCTCGGCCCGCTCGACGGGCTGGCCAACCCGAACGGCTACACCCGCGAGCAGCTCGCCGAAGCTGCCGCCAAGTAGGACAGACAACCCGGTCGCCGCCTGGTCGGAGGGTGGTACCGGCCCGCTATGGGCCGGTATGTAACCCGGTCGCACTACGGATCGCGGCGGCCCGGCGACCGGGGTGCCGCATCCTCGACCGGGTCTCATACCACCGCAAACTAGGCGCCGACCGGGCGTCGACCATCCATCCAACCGCCCAAACCAGGGCAAACCCAAGACGACGGAAGCAGGAGATCACTCATGGCCGGACGCAGCTGGCAGCCCACCCGCAGGGGCGCCAAAGACCTCAACCGCTGGCTCAGCAAAGGCAAGACCGTCTACACGATCAACAACATGGCGACCAACCTCGCCCCCTACGAAGACGACCAGACCTACAGCGCCCACACCTTCGACCGGCAGTCCCGGCTCACCGGCGAGTGGATGACCGGCCACCTGTCCGCCTCCGGACTCCTCGGCCAGAGCGGCACCGTCTACGAGCAGCCGCCCGCCGGGATGCGCGACATCGCCACCCCCGGCCGCCAGTACGCCGCCCCCACCTCGCAGCAGGCACTCGACCGGCTCCGCCGCGGCGACCGCGCTAAGGCCGGCAGTCGCCGATAGCTCAGCGCAACCGACCAGCAGCCCCTCGAACCAGGAGATCGCATGTCCGACCTGAAGATCACCCACCAGTCCGTGCACGACTACATCGCCGCGAAGAAGCGCGGCGACCGCGCCACCACCGACCGGATCCTCCGCGAGGCCACCACCCGCTTCAACACCCGCACCACCGACGGCAGCGAGATGGCTCAGCTCGGCCACGCATCGATGCACGTCACCTTCGGCGAAGGAGCGTGACGGCCATGGGCGTCGAGTACAAGCACCAGTCCGTCCGCGAGTTCGTCGCCGCCATGCAGCGCGGCGACGCTGCCGAGGCAGAACGGATCGCTCACGAGATCAGCGAGCGGAACAAGCGCGGCACCGGCCCCAAGGGCGAACTGTCCGAGCTTTCGTGGGCCAACGCCTCCACGCCGCTCGGCGGCAAGTAGCTCAGCCGGGGCGCCCCTCGAACGCCTGGAAGCCACCAGGGGCGCCCCATCCACCCACCACGCGCGAACGCGCAGACAGGCAACAGGAGATGACCACGCACACCCCCACCCTGGCAAGTCCACCCACCGCGACCCCCGTGCTCGACCTCGACGCCCGCATGGCGCTCCGCCTCGCCGAGATGGACGGGCGTTGCCGAACCGCCGTACTCGCCGTCGACATCAACAGCGCCCACATCGCCGTCGACGCGCCGGCCGAGATCGCCGCGCCGTTCCAGCTCACCCCGACCCTGGCGCCCAGCCCGTACAGCAGCCCGATCGCCGGCCTGCTCCGGCGGGCCCAGCAGCGGATCGCGGTCGACGGATGGTGCCGCGACGCCATCTTCGACGAGGCCGGAGCGGTCTGCCCGATCCGAGCGATCCGCCTCGAAGCCCACGGGGATCGTCGCCTCGCCGATGACGCGTGCATCCTCCTGCTCGAAGCCATCCAGCAGGACTTCCCGACCGCAGGAACGATCCCCTCCTGGAACGCCGGCCAGACCAGCGCTGCCCCCGTCCTGCTCCAGTTCGGCAGGGCCGCCGAACTCGCCCACAACCGCGGCCTGTAGGGCCAGGCGGAGCGCCGGTCTCGAACCGGTGAACCTCACCCAGACCCGTCCGTAACCTGCCCGCCCGCCGCTAGCATCCCGACACTGCACAACCAGGGGGAATCATGAACCGCGCCGTCACCGTCCTACTCGCAGCTGTCTTGCTTGCCGGAGGAGGCACTGTCGGCTGCTCGGCCGGCGGAACGACCGATGCGAAAGCCAGCACAGCGCCAACGCCGACCGACACTGGTTACACGGCCGAGGACTGCAAGGACCTGCTGGAGCTGAACCTCGAAGCCGACGCGGCCAGCGACATCTCCGGCGAACCGCGATGCGTCGACTTGACCCACGACGAGTACGTGCAACTCGTCGGTGAAGTCCTCGCCGAGCACAAGGACGAGATCCTCGCCGACGCAGCCGACGAGGCGATCTATGACGATGCGTGGGACGGCCTCGACGCGGACGCTCAGGCGGACACGTGCGGTCTGCTGAGAGACGAAGGGTCGGAGGCGATCGGCATCATGCTGGACGCGATGATGGACGATCCGTCGATCGATACCAAAGCCATGGCGAAGTACTTCTTCATGGAGAAGTGCTGACCAGTGCCAAACGAGCATCCCGACTCCGCACCGTCCTTGGGGGGACCATGGATCACCAGCCCGTCACACCGCCCATGCCCGGCTACGCGCCACAGCCCGCAGCGAAGAGACGCACCGCCTGGATCATCGTCGGCGCCCTCGTCGCCGCCCTCGCCATCATCACCACCGTGCTGTGGACGAACGGCCGGTCCTACGACGACACCGTCGCCGACTGCGAGAAGGCGCTCGCCGTGCAGACGAAAGCTGGCGGGTCCGGTAGGCCGGATGCCTGTGACGAGGTGAAGCAGGACGACTACGACGCGCTGGTCGTGGGCGCGGTCCTGAAGTACGGGATGTCGAAGACGGACCAGGACACGCTCGACTACTACGACGACGGGTCGATCAACGGCAGCCTCGACTGAGACGGTTCACTGCGCAGCGAGGCCCCGTCCGGGTTCGGACGGGGCCTTCGTCGTTGGTGCGGGGACGGCGCGGGCCAGCCACCGGTTGTCGGTGAGGAGCGTCGGCAGCATCACCGGCAGATACCCGGCGTCCACCAGCTGCGCCAACCCTTCCGCGCACTCGTCCTGACTGTCCGCCTGCACACCCACCCGGATCGCCATACCCGCAGTCTGCCCGCGGCGGAGGGGGAGACGGGTCGGAATCCGGGAAGCGGCTACGGGCGCCACGCCTCGTCGTACCCGCGCGCGCCCTGGTGCTCGTCGGCGAGGAGCCGCAGCTGCATGTCGGCGATCCTGCCCGTCGGGCCGGCCGTACCCAGGTAGGGGATGACCGTCTCGTCGAGGAAGCGGGTGCGGGACTCGGCGGCGTGGATGCCGATGCGGGCCTGGTCTGCGGCGTCCGCCGGCTTTAGCCCCTGGTCCTGGCCCAAGCCCAAAGCGAAGGCTCTGGCCATCGACTGGGCGAGGTCGAGCTTCTCGGCGTATCGGTCGCGCAGGAAGTCGACCATGGCGGCCTGGTTCGGGGTCACTCGGACTCCCCGGCCTGCGCTTTCTTGAGTCGCTCGGCCCTCTCTCGGTAGCGCTCGTCAGGCTCGATGCCTGCATCCCGCGCCATCTTCCGCACGTGAGCGCCGGTCCAGCCTGAGGCCTTGGCGACTTCGGTGGGGCGGTGGACCCCTTCGCGGAGCGCGGCGAGGACGAGTTCCTTCAGCTCGTCGCCGGACTTCTTGAGGCGGTCGGCGTCGCGCTGCCGGCGGGTGCCAGCTGCGGCGATGTCCTCCAGGGATGGCGGCCCTGTGGGCGCGGTCGGATTCATGGAGTCAATGTATCGCAACAGGGTTGCGGTGCCTATGCCTCAGGAGTACGGTCTGAGGCATAGGAACCGCAACTAGTGATCGCTAGTTGATTGCTATGGCGGACTGAATTACTGCGCTAAGGGGGACCCGTTGACCAGCTCGACCCGCAACAGCAACTCCACGTCGCTGAAGCCTGAGCCCGCCACCACCGCCCAACTGCTCGCCACCGCACACCTGGACGCCGTGAAGCACTGGGACGCCGAAGCCGAGAAAGCCGACCGTGCCGGACGCTCCGACCTGGCCGAGCGATACCGCAGCCGTGGCGACGAGAACTGGCTCCTCGCCCGCAACCCGGCAGGACAGCCGTGATTGTCCGCCCGGCGTCCATGGTCCCCGTCCCGGACGCGGTCGCCGCCCTCGCCGGCCGCCAACTCCCCGCCGTCGTCCGGGAGGCGGTCGCCGAGGCCGGACTGTGCGGCCGACTCCTGACCGGGCGCACGCTCGCCGCCCTCCCCGCCCAGGTCCGCACCGAACCCACGCTGCGGCTTCAAGCCCAGCTCTGCGCCGCCAACAAGGTGCTTGCCGCCCACAACCCAGGACTGATCGCCGGATGGGGCGACCTGCCCGGCCTCAGCCGATAGGAGAACCTCGTGTCCACCAACTACTACGCGTTCGGCCCATTCCCTGGCGGCGAGCGCGACGGCGAAGGCCTGCACATCGGTAAGACCGCAGCAGGCTGGGTCTTCCTCGGTCGCGCTCACGGCGACCTGGGACTGACGAGCCGTTCGGCGTGGGCGGCCTTCCTGGAGCAGTCCGATGTGGCGGTCCGGAACGAGTACGGGCGTGAAGTCCCGCTGGCAGAGATGGTCGAGACGATGGCGGCCCGCCGAGGTGCTGATGGAGCCTTGCTGCGGCGCTACGGCTTCCGATGCGCGCTGGATGCGCATTCGGAGTGGGCGAACCGCTGCCTCGTGGATGCCGAGGGCTACGAGTTCTCGCTCCACGAGTTCTGCTGATGACTGCCCCGCTCGCCCCGACGATGGCCGAGCAGTTCCCGGTCCGCGACATCCGATTCGTCAACGGTCGCACCAGCCACCGCACCCGCCGACCCGTCGACAACCGCTGGTACGAAGACCCGCTCGAAGCCGCCTGCGGGAAAACCGGCTGGCTCGCCCGCGGCTACCCCGGCGGCGCCATCCGCGAATGCCCCCGATGTGTGCGGGCCGTTGCAGTCGACGGGCGGCAAGAAGCAGCGTGACCGTAGAAGCCCGCCCGATATCACCGGGTGGGCTTCTGCTATGCCATTGGCCCGCCGTGTCAAGCCCTCGGGTGCACAATTGGCTTGTTGCGTCACCGCTTCCCCGCACCACCCGAGGAGCCTGCCGTGCACGACCACCCCGCCACCCTCGACGAATACTCTTGGCCGGTCTGCGTGACCCCCCGCTGCAACCGTCAGCTTTGGGCCAACGAAGCCGGGCGTTGGGTCTGCCGCCCGTGTGAGGACGCCACCGCCGCCCGGATCGCTGAGCTCCCCGCTCTGTTCCGGCGTCTGGACACGACTGCAGCCCTGATGCGCGGCGCTCAACGGACGGGCGGCGGCTCGTCCGGCAGCAGGACCCCGCCGATCCCGCCCCGGCTGGAAGTCCTCTCGCTCGTCGGGCCGGGCGGTGTCGCAGCCCGGTTGTCGGCTATCGAAGACTCGTGGCGGTCCGCGCTCGGCTGGACCGTTGCCCCGTGGCGCGGCAGCCCGGCGCAGGCCGTCCCGCAGCTCACCCAGTTCCTCGCCAACAACCTGCTGTGGGCGTGCTCCAGTTACGAGGAAATTGGGCAGGACATCGACGAACTGTGGCGGCTGCACGGCGAATGCACGGCCATCGTCAACGATGAACGGCGCCCCGGCCGGGTGAAGATCGGCAACTGTCCCGTCAAAGTCGACGAGCAGCTCTGCTGGACTCCGCTCACCGCCCGCGCCGACAGTCACCGCGTCAACTGCGGGGCATGCGGCGCCCGATGGGAGACGCTGGGGGAGTGGCGGGAACTCCGGTCCGCGCAGGAAGCCTTGATGGCTGAGACGATGGGCGCAACCGAAGGAGCGGCTGCATGAGCGAAGCCGTGCCGAACCAGGCCCTGTTCCGGCTCTACGCCACCCTGTGGCTGATCGGCTCCGTAGTCTTTATCGTGATCGCGCTTCAAAACTCCGATCTGCCAGGCCTCGGAGTCACCATCTACCTCGGCATCGGGGTGGCCCTCTGGGGTGCCAACATGGCGCTCACCGGCGGACGCTCGCCCCGCGGACACGCGCTGTCCCACGCCCTGCTCACGGCAGCCTTTGCGCCCCTCTGGCCCTTGGCCATCGCAGCTCTCCTCGCATACCTCGTCCTATACGCCGTCAAGGATCTGCGGCGAGACCGGCACGAACGTTGGTAAATGAAGAACTACTTGCCCTCTGAGCTGGGCGAGCATATCTTGGTCTCAAGATGCGATCGTTGTGACTTGAGGGGCTGCCGACAAGGCGGCCCCATTCGCATGTCCGGGGGTGAACGAATGCCCGGACCGCTCATTCCCGTAGACCTCGCCGCCCACGTTGCCGGACGCCCCGAAGCAACGATCCGCCGCTGGGCCGCCGAGGGACGCCTCACACGGCATCAAGACCGGTGGCGGCGCAAGAACGGCGTCCTCTACGACATGGACGAGATCCCCGAAGCGAAGCGGGACAAGGACACGCTGGCGCTCATCGAGCCCGGCGCCACCCCGCCCATCATCGAGACGGCCCTACTGGCCGCCTGAATGCCCCTGCGCGGGTGGTCGCGCAGGCCGGGCCTCGTAGCGCCCCGCGCTCGGCCCCACCGTCCGCCCGGCCCTGAGGGGGACCGGGCGGACGCAAACCCCAAGTCCGGGGCTGGCCGCTCATCCAAGCCCCGAAGTCCCGCCGCCCGTTTCCCCATGCCTCGGGCGGCGGGATCCACATCACCCCTGGAGGCTGCCATGCCCGACGAGTACGTGCTGCGGCTGGAGGCCTCCGGCGAGGTCACTCCCGCCCAACCCGACACCGACGCCGAGCCTGAGACCGAGGAGGTCGAGCAGTGACCGCAGGACTCGCCCCTAGCCTCGTCTCCGGCTGGCTCAACACGCTCCGCAGCGCCGGCTCCGCGTACAGCGCGGTGGCCGCCACCTACGTGCAGCTGCACACCGGCGACCCCGGCGCAGCAGGCACCTCCAACGTGTCCGTCGGCTCCACGACCCGCAACAGCTTCACGTTCGCGGCTTCGTCGTCGGGATCGTCGCTGGCGTTGAGCTCCGCGCCGTCTGCATATACCAACCTAGGCACGTCGGAGACGCTGACCCACATCTCAGTCTGGACCGCGGCCAGCGGCGGCACGTTCTTGTTCTCGGTGGCGCTGACGGCGAGCAAGGCCTGGGCGTCGGGCGATCAGTTCACTTTGGCGTCGTTGGGAGCCAGTCTGTCTCCGCAATCCGCATGACTCGCCAACCCGCAGGCGGCGTGACGCCCTGACGGGGAGGGCCCATGACCACCTTCACCGACGACTTCAACAGGTCAGACAGCACGAGTCTCGGCGCCGGATGGGTCGAGGTGTCCGGCGACTGGTCGATCATCTCCAGCCGTCTCAGCTCCGGCAACGCGGGCGGCACGATCATCCTCCGGGCCGCTGGCGCGATGGCGTCGAGCGATCACAGCGTCCAGGTCACGATCGCCGCCACCGCAGCCGTCAGCCACGGCATCTGGGCCAGGGGCAACTCGAACATCACCTCCGGCTACTTGTTCAGGAACGACGGGTCGTCCTGGAACGTCTTCTCAGTCGTCGGCGGCTCGTTCACCTCGATCGGCAGCTACGCCGCGGCGGCCGTCGCGGGGGATGTAGCGAAGCTCGAGGTCGTCGGCTCGACGATCAAGGGCTACGTCAACGGCACACTCCGCATCAGCGTCACCGACACTGCCGTCACCACCGGTACGTCCGTCGGCCTCCGCGCCGAGTCGACCAACTCGCTGAGGTTCGACGACTTCACCGCGGCGGATGTCGCCTCCGGCGTTACGGGCGACGCGGCCCTCTCGGGTAGCGCCACCTTGTCCGCGTCGGGGCTGCGGACCACCGCCGGCTCTGCCGCGCTCGCCACCACCGCCACCCTGACCACTTCCGGACTCCGCTCCACCGCAGACGGTTCAGCACTCTCGCCGACGGCCACCTTGACCGCAGGCGGAGTACGAGCCACAGCCGGAGACTCAGGGCTGGCATCCACGGCCACCCTGGCAGCTGACGGCGTCCGGAGTACCGCAGGGACTGCAGGTGTTGCCACCTCTGCAACGCTGGCCGCCAACGGAACGGTGAGCACATCCGGCGACTCGGCGCTGACCGCTATCGCGGCCCTGAACACGTCCGGACAGACCACGGTCGTCGCCACTGCCGCCGCCGCGGTCACCGCGGCCCTGTCAGCGGCAGGACAACGCAGCACGGCCGCCGCCGCAAGCCTGGCCGCAACCACGGACCTGGCCGCCACCGGACTGGTGAACACCGCAGGGCAGGCCGCGCTCGACGCAACCGCCGCCCTCGCTGCCAGCGGAACACGAGCGGCGCAGGCCGACACTCAACTCGCCGCCGAAGTCGCCCTGACCGCACAGGGGCAGGTCCTCCGAAGCGGCGCTGCTGCCCTGACAGCACTGGCGACGCTGACGGCTGACGGCGTGACAGGCACACCGCCCGTTGTCGGAACTGCCGCATTCGCAGCCACAGGCACCCTTACGGCGTCTGGCCACCGCGCCACGGCCGCAGGCGTAGCCCTCGGCGCTGAAGCAGCGCTCACAGCAGCAGGGTCCACAGCATCCGCTCGCGGAGCGACGCTCACCGCGACAGCGACACTCGCCGCCGCCGGGACAACGCTCACCACCCGCGACGACGTCGACCTCACCGTCGGCACCCCCTACAACCCGTGGACAACCGGCCGGCCGTACACCTCGGCCTGGACCGTGCAGGCAGCCCGGACCGCTGACTGGGGGGTGGCCGAACCGTGGTGATCCCCTCCGCCAGTACGGAATTCCTCCACGTCCCAGTCACCGCCCCAGCCGGGACAGACCTGACTGGCATGCCGGTCAGGATCGCGATCGTCTCCCACCGCACCGACCCCGCCGACAGTGAGTGGCAGGACGCGTCCTGGGTGGCCGGAGTGGCCCGGCTCCTCGTCGGCCCCGGCAGCGACACCGTCCTCGAGCCAGGCGACTACCGGGTGTGGATCAACATCGACCCGTCCGGCGCCGAGTCCATCGTCCGCAAAGCCGGAGTCCTCTCCGTCACCTGAAGGAGGCGAGTCCGATCTCCGACAACCTTTCGAATACAGCCGAGAACCTCACGCTCGACTGGATCAACGGTGTCGGGTCGCCGACCAGGCCGACCACCCCGCTCAAGGTCGCGCTCGTGACTGCGAACGGCAGCGACTCCGCAGCAGGCACCGAGGTCACGGGCGGTTCCTACGCCCGCCAGAGTCTTACCGTCGCCGCGTCGGTCTCTGGAGCCACCAGCAACAGCGCGGACGTCGTGTTCACCGGCATGCCCGCCGCGACCGTCGTCGGCGTCGAAGTATGGGACAACGCAGGCACCCCGGTGCGGCTCTGGTACGGGGCGCTCACCTCATCCCGCACTACCGCCGCGGGGGATGAGCTCCGCTTGACGGCTGGATCCCTGGCTCTGTCGATCGCATAGGGGAGGCGTCGTGCCGAGCCTCTCGACCCTCGTCGACAACTTCAACGACTCGATCATCGGGGCGAACTGGGGCAACAGCTACGGCAGCGTCACTGAGTCGAGCGGCAAAGCCCATGTCCCGTGCACCACCGGGTTCGCCGGCTATCAGACCGCCTACAGCTGGACCCTCGCGGGCGCCAGCTTCTACGTCGCCGTCACGACCACGCCTGCCGCGTCGACCGCGACCGAGGCCTACGCGAGCGTGTTCGTCAACGCACCCGACATCGCGACCAGCGGCACCCGCATCGGGTTCGTGATCAACAAGGTCACCGGGCTCCTGAAGTTCTCGTCAGAAGTCGCCTACTTCGACGCGGGCGCCACCACCGTCACCTACAACTCGACAACCCACAAGTTCCTGCGGCTGCGCGAGGACGGCACCAACGTCTACTGGGACACGTCGTCGGACGGGTCGACGTGGACGAACCGGCGCACCCTCGCCACCCCCGCCTGGGTGACCGCCTCCGTCGACACCTGCGCCCTCGACCTGTCCGCGCACCGTGACGCCGGCACCAGCGACGAAGCCGCCTTCGACCTGTTCAATACCCTCGCCGACGGAGCCGTTTTCACGGCCTCCGCCACCCTCACCTCGGACAGCACCCTCACTGCGGCAGCCCGCCTCGGTGCTCGCGTCACCGCCGACCTGACCGCCGACAGCACCCTGACCGCCACCGCATGGCAGTCCATGCACGCGACGGCCACCCTCGGCGCCGAGACCGATCTGACCGCCGACGCAGACAGCGGATCCATCCCGGAGGTGGCAGACATGGCCGCCGGAGACTGGGACCTGCGGATCGAGCAAGGGTCCACGTTCCTACAGACGTACACCGTCACCGATGCCGGATTCAGCTGGGACGGGTGGGCGGCCAGAGCACAGATTCGGTCCGCGCCCGCCGACCACGGCGACCTCCTTCTCGACCTCACCCCGTACCTAATGGTGGCCGGGGCCGAGGTCAGGCTCGCGATCCCCGCCACGCAGACGCAGGCCCTCACTCGCAACGGTGTGTGGGACCTCGAGATGGTCCTCGGCTCCACGGTCGTGCGCATCCTGGCCGGGCGGATGATCCTCTCCCGGGAGGTGACCCGGTGAAAATCCAGGTCACCGGCGGACCCCAGCCGAACAGCATCAGCGTCACTGGCGGGCAGCCGTCCCGCATTCTGGATGTCGGTGGCGGCAGCGTCTTCTCCGTCAACGGCAAGACCGGCAGCGTCGAGATCACCTACGAGGACGTTGGGGCCGAACCGGCCGGAGGGGGCGGCAGGGCGCTCACCTATCGCACCGTCGCTGCGGCGGGCGCGCCCAGCAGGATCCGGGACGCCGCCGACTACGTGTGTGACGGCGTCGCCGACCAGGTGCAGATCCAGCAGGCCATCGACGACGCACAGGCCGAGGGCGGCGGCATCGTCCAGCTGTCGCAGGGGTCCTTCAACATCTCTGCCACGATCACGATCAACGGCACCGTCGACGAGAACGACCCGAAGACGGTCACGCTGCGGGGGTGCGGTCAGCAGGTCACGGAGATCACCGCAGCGTCCGGCGTCTACGGGATCACGATCTCGAACTGGGCGCAGGTACACATCTCCGACCTGTGCATTTTCATCTCCGGGTCGGGCCGCGGCATCGTCTCGGCGGGTGTCACCTCCGGGGACACGCTGTCTTTCTGGCACAGCTCGTTCAAGAACCTGCGGATCAACGGCGGGTTCGTCGGCACCAGCAACACCTACGGCATGTGGCTGGACATGCCGTGGCGCTCGGTCTTCGAGAACATCGAGATCGAGGGCACCCGCAACGGCATCCAGCTCATCAACAACTCCGCCGTCCAGAACGCAGGCGACTGCACGTTCAACCGGATCTTCGTCGAGATTGTCGGCACCGACGGGTACGGCCTCTACGTCGACTCCATCGACGGCAACATGAACCAGAACGACTGGATCATGTTCGAGGCGGGAGCGAACGGGGCCGCCTGCACCGGCATCTACCTCGGCGGCACGGCCGGTACAGCCAGTCAGCGGTTCTACGGCCTGAACCTAGAGCAGTTCAAGACCGGCATCGAGGTCGCCAACGGCGAGAGCAACGAGTTCTACTGCAACTACGTGACCTGCGACTCCGGTCAGTCCGGGAACAAGATGTTCGTCTGCGGTACGAACAGCTACAACAACACCTTCAGCGCCAAGTGGATCAACATCGAATCCAGCGGCTCCTGCAAGGTCATCGAGGACAACAACACCACCAGCAACACCCCGAACATCTTCGAACGCATCCGCATCGAGAACAACACATCCGGCACCGTCACGTTCTCGAAGCAGACCAGCACCGTCCTCCGCGACATCACGACGTTCAACACCGGCAACGCCATGCCGGCGGGACTGCTCCAATATCCGCTGAGCACCGCGAACAACCCGACCGCCATGCCCGCGGACCAAGGCCTGATCACCTGGACGCACGACCCGGCCACCTGCCGGTCGACAGGCGACAACATCACCTCGGGCACGATCTACCTCTGCAAGGTCAAGATCGTGGACCGGGCCACCGTCGTCTCCAACGTCCTCCTGTCGATCCTCAACACGCCCACCTCGATGACCTCCGGCCAGAACTTCGTAGGCCTGTACGACAGTTCGGGAAACCGGCTCGCAGTATCCGCTGATCAGTCAGCGAACTGGACGTCAGCGGGCCTGAAGACGGTGGCACTGACGTCGCCGCAGACGCTTGCAGTGGGCTCGTACTACGTCGCAATCCTGATGGTCAGTACGGGGACAGTGCCGCAGCTTCTCCAGGGCAACGGAGCTTCCGCTTCAGCCCTGAACGCGGGTCTCACCGTCGGCACTGCACGCTTCATCAACACCGCGGCCGGCAACACCTCGCTGCCCTCGTCGATCACCCTCGCGTCCCAGTCCACGAACGCCGGTTCGCGCTGGGTTGCACTCACCTAGAAGGGCCCGCGCCATGGCCGACGACCTGCTCGTCATCATCCCAACCCGCGGCCGGCCCCAAGCCGTGCCGGAGATCGTGCAGGCGTGGGACGACACCGAGGCCACCGCCGACCTGCTGTTCGCGGTCGACACCGACGACCCGGAACTCGCCGCGTACAAGAAGCACGCCGCCGAGCTGAAGGGCGACGGGCGGATCCGGTTCACGTTCGGCAAGCGGCGCCGCCTGTGCGGCACCCTCAACCAGCAGGCCGTGAAGGCTGCCAAGACATACCGGTACCTCGCGTTCCTCGGCGACGACCACCGGCCGCGTCCCGCGGCGATGCCGTGGGACGCCCGCATCCGCGAGTGCCTGTCGGGCGGGCCCGGCATCGTCTACGGCAACGACCTGCTCATGGGCGAGCAGATGCCGACCGCAGTTGCGATGACCGCGGACATCGTCGAGACGCTCGGCTACATGGCGCCACCCGCGCTCGTCCACCTCTGTCTGGATCTCTGCTGGCTGGACTGGGGCCGCGGCATGGGCCGGATCACGTACCTGCCCGACATGGTCATCGAACACCTGCACCCGGCCGCGCAGAAGGCGGCCGTCGATGCGGGCTACGAGGAGTGCAACAGCCCCGAGCAGGTGAGCAGTGACTCGGCGGCTTACTACGACTACCGCGACAACGGCGGCCTCGAAGCCGACCTGGTCAAGCTGCGGAAGCTCGTCGAGGAGGCAGCATGACCGCCGAAGCTGTCATTCAGGCCTGGGATCAGGCCGACCCGGCTGCGATCCATCCGCTGCGACGAGTCTCCGAGGACGCCTACTGGGAGTCTGGCCAGGTTCAGGCGGAGATGCTTGCCACCGTCATCCCCGACGGGACGAAGGTCATGGACTTCGGTTGCGGTGACGGCCGCGTCGCCATCCCCATGGCTGTCCACGGCTACGAGGTCACCGCTGTCGACTCCTCGCAGAGGATGCTCGAACGGCTCGCCGAGCGACTCCCTGACGCCGACACCGTGCTGGCCGACGCCGACGGCATCGCCCGACACCTCGGGCGCCGCCGCATGGACGCCGTCTACAGCCTTGCTGTCCTGATCCACCACAGCTACACGGACTGCCTCGACATCATCGCCAAGCTGCGGGCCGCGACCAAGCTCGGCGGGATCCTCGTCCTCGACTGGCCCGTCTCCGACCAGCCCAGCGAGGCCGACAGCTGGATCGGCGTCACCACCTGGTCGAAGGAACAGCAGGCCGACGCCTGCGCCACCCTCGGCCTGGAGCCCGTCGACAGCGGACTCCCGTGGGGCGTCTACCGCGCCGTGAAGGCGAGCAGTTGATGCGCGTCCTCCTCACCGGCGCGTCCGGGTTCGTCGGTCGACACCTGCACCGCGCGCTACTCGACCGCGGTGACTTCGTGGTCGGCATCGACCTCAAGCCCGGCCCCCAGGTCCTCGAAGGTGACGCCCTCGACTTCTTCCGCCGCGACGAGGAACGGTACGACCTCGCCATCCATTGCGCGGCCATCGTCGGCGGCCGGGCCAGCATCGACGGCAGTCCCCTCGGTGTCGGCACGAACCTGGCCCTCGACGCCTGGTATATGCGGTGGTTGATCAGGACTGGCACCCCACGTGCCGTCTACTTCAGCAGCTCAGCGGCCTACCCGGTCGCACTCCAGCAGCCCGGCGACGTGCGGCGCCTATACGAAGAGGACATCAGCCTCGCGTACATGGAAGAGCCCGACGCTAGCTACGGCTGGGCGAAGCTCACGGGGGAGAAGCTCGCCTCCTACGCCGAAGCCGAAGGCTGCCGGATCCTCATCCCCCGCCCGTTCAGCGGCTACGGCGACGACCAAGAGCCCTGCTACCCGTTCCCCGCGTTCATCCAGCGGGCCAAGCGGCGCGACGACCCGTTCGAGATCTGGGGATCCGGCGACAGCACACGCGACTGGATCCACATCCACGACCTCGTCGGCGCCACCCTCGCCCTCCTCGACGCGGACGTCACCGGCCCCGTCAACCTCGGCTGGGGACGCGCCACCTCGTTCGACGACCTGGCCCGCATCGTCACCACAGCCGCCGGCTACCGGCCACAGCTCAAGCACCGGGCCGACGCACCCCGCGGCGTACACCACCGAGTCTGCGACCCGTCCCGGATGCTCGACCACTACGTGCCCACCGTCACGCTGGAAGAAGGCGTGAGGCGAGCACTCAACACCTAACCCCACCCCGCAGGAGCCCGCGCCATGGCCCGCTACACGATCAACTACCTCGACGGCAACACCGAGACCGTCGACGCCGAAGGGGTCGAATACGACTCCAGCGCCTGCGACTACACGTTCGTGAAGGACGGCAAGGTCGTAGCCCTCGCACCTGTCGCCAACGTGCGCAGCGTCCACCGCGAGGGCGACACCAAGGGAGCCGCCGCGTACCCGTACCAGGACGGGGACGTCACGGTGCTCGGCCCCGAGGTGTTCGCCTCCGCCGACGGAGAGGTCATCTCCTGGGCGGGCGCCAACTACTCCCGGCGCCCTTTCCCGACGCTTGGGAAGGCGGTCGGCTGATGGCCCGCCTGCAGATCCTCGAACTCCCTACCGTCGAGCGTCCCGACGGCACCGAGGAAACTCCGTTCGTGCTCGTCGTCGACCAGCACGAGTACCAGCGCTACATCCTCGGCGCCGATCAGGAAGCCCCCGCCTCCGAATGGGAAGGCGTAGCCGAGAAAATCGGCGCACGACAAGTCCTCGTCTTCAACGAGACCATCGAGATCCCTGCCAATGAAGTCCCGGTCGACCCTGACGGCTATCCGCTGAAGATTCGAGTCGAGCCCGACTTCGAGCAGTTCCGCGAGCAAGTTCAGGACGAGATCCGCAAGGCGCAAGCAGAACTTGCCGACGCCCTGAACAGGGAAACCCAGCGATGAGCGGCGGCAGCTACAACTACCTGTGCGCTGCCGTGGACCTCGAAGACCTCCTCACCCGGCGCAACTCCCTGAAGGCCATGGCCGACCGGCTCGCCGAACTCGGCTACGCAGACGACGCCGCCAAAGAGACCGAAGAGCTGGTGGTCCTCCTCAACCAGTGGGCGATCCGCACCGAAGTTCGCATGCGGCGCCTCGCAGACCTGTGGCAAGCCGTCGAATGGTGGGACTCAAGCGACAGTAGCGAAGACGGCGTTCGCGAAGCCCTCGCCAAGTACCGGAGTGAGCACGACGACGCAGGGCAGCCCCGTGCCTGACGTCACCGTCAAGCTCAGCGACGGCGTCCGCGAGATCACCATCGAAGCCCAAGGCGACGGCGCCCTCGATGCGGCCGAAGCGGCCGCCATCCGGCTGTACGGCGTCGTCGTCGCCAGCAGTCCGTTCGGGCAACGCACCGGCTTCGCGAACTGGGCGCTCGGCAGCGACACCGAACGCAGCCCCGAGGAGTAGCGATGAGCGGCACCGAGTACGGGCACGTGCAAGTGACTCGCCACCTCGGCAAAGGCGTCACCGTCGACGCCGCTCCCCAGCGGGCCAAGATGGACGTCGGACTCCTCACCCACCCCGGCCTCTACCTCCGCGTAGAAGCAGGCGACATCGTCCTCGCGGACCAGGTCGTCTACCGGATCACCGGCTACGACCCCGACGACTACACGCTCACCCTGGAACTCCTCACGGACTGGCGACCCGGCGAGAAGGATGACCCCAACGCCAAGTCGCAGCCGTGAGCGGCAGCTGGCAGGGTTCGGACCGCAAGGGCCGGCTCCCGTCGAACTGGCGGACCATCCGCGCCAAGGTGCTCGCCCGCGACCCGGTGTGCAAGATCTGCGGCGTGCGGCCATCCAGCCACTGTGACCACGTCAAAGCCAAGACGGACGACCACGCAGAGGATCGCCTACAAGGAGTCTGCGAACCCTGCCACCTGCAGAAGTCTTCGGCCGAGGGCAACGACGCACAGCGCGCCAACCCCCAAGCCGGACGGAAGCGACCGCCCGAGCAACACCCCGGACTCCTGTGAGCGAGAGGCCCGCACTGTGAACGCACTCCAGCAGTTCTGCTACGAGCGCGTCCCCAGCTTCAAGCGCGAACACGGCGGCCTGTACCGCTTGTACTCCGATACCTACTCGCGCTTCTATGCCGCTCGGATGCGATACCTCCACCGCCACGGACGGCACGCCGCGCAACGTGGACTCGACCCGCGCTGCTCCTGGTGTGGCGCTCCCTCGGCACGCCGCCACGTGACCGCCTACCTGATCGTCCACCCGCGCGACCAGAAGCGTGACGACGTCCTCATCGAAGACCCCCACCTCGGCCTCAATGTCACCGACGGATGGGCAGTCTTCACCGACGCCGCCGGGATCTGCCTCGCCATTCCCGCAGGACTAGGCGCCCAGATCCAACGGGTAGACGAAGACCAGGAGCCCGTCAGCCAGGAGTCCGCGCCGCAGAAGGAGTGACCGACTGTGGCCAGCCGCGCCAAGTCCAACCGCCGCATCGTCCGCGAAGGGCGCCGCTACTGGAGCGACCGCCCCACCAGTCGAGGTAAGGCGGCTGGCATCGGCTTCGCGCCTCGCTCTGGATCGTTCACGCGCTGTGTGTCCAGGGTGCAGCGCTTCATGGGGCCGCGCGCGAAAGGCTACTGCGCGCTTCGCTTCCACGAGGCCACCGGGATCTGGCCCGGGTCGAAGGCCAACCGAGGGATCAAGGGACGTGGGCGATAGGCCAACCGAGTCGCTCCGAAGCCGACCGTGTCAGCCGGCCTGAGGTCAGGCCCGTCACCCAGGAGGACGGGCGACGGGGTGGCTGCTGGTGCACGCCTCCCTCGGCGGCCGGGAGCGGTAGGGGTAGGGCAGGCGCTGCCCCCACCCCACCCACCCAGGGTGCGTGCCGGCCGAGGGCAGGCGAGGGTGAGGCAGGCGATGTGGTCATGGTCAGTGTCGACTCGTCGAGCTGAGTGATCAGTCAGCGAAGGTCGATTGACTGTTCGATGTGATCAAGGTTCAGGTGTTCGAGATCATCTCAAGATCCATTGGGATTGAAATTCCTTGATCCAATTCAAACTTTTCAAGATCATGCAGACCAAGATCACCTGGGGGGATATCCCAAGATCAACTTTATTTTGGGGTCGGGCCCGTATAGCACCTGACCCCGTGTACGGGTTCCCAGGGCCCTGACCTGCGGAGACGTCGAGCCGGCGCGGCGCCCCCCTCCGGCGGACTTCGTCTCGGATCAGTAACTGTGCAGGTCAATCGCCTATAGCCGTTAACTCGGCCCGCTATCCTGGACTCATGCCAGGGACGCTTCAGAAGTGCGAGCACTGCGGGGGAGAGCTGCCGGTCGTGCACCGGTCTGACCGCCGCTACTGCTCGGACTCGCACCGCGTCCTCGCAGCTCGGGCCCGTAAGCGCCAGCGCGACGCGGAGCTGATGGCCGAGCAGCAGGCCCGCATCCCGGCCGAGTTGACCTCGCGTCCCCGCTGGGTGCGACACAAGGGCAAGGTTCCGATGCGCATCGACGGCCGCTTCGCCTCGGTGAAGGATCCCTCGTCCTGGTCGGACTACTCGACGGCTGCGGCCTCCTGCACCGGTGATGGTGTCGGCTTCGTGCTGACGGCCGGCGACGGCATCGTCGTTGTCGACCTGGACCATGCGGTCGAGGACGGCCAGGTGTTGCCCTGGGCGCAGGGGATCGTGGACCAGCTGCCGCCGACGTACATGGAGCGTGGCCGGTCGGGTACCGGCCTGCATCTGTGGTTCCGTGGCGCGGTCCCGGCTGGCCGACGTATCCGCAAGGGGGAGTTGGCGGTCGAGGTGTACTCGGATCGCCGCTACATGATCGTCGGCGACCGGGTTCCGGGTACGCCGCTCAGCCTTGCCGAGCTGCCTGATGCAGCCGGTTTGATCGCCTCGCTCTGACGCCCCGGCGGTGTCCTTGGGTGGGGCGTCGTTGTTTCCAGCCCTCTGCATGCCCTGGTGGCGTGCTCTGACCCTGGAGGTCGTCATGGGCGCACACGGACCTATCCCGAAGCGTTCCGAGGAACGCCGTCGCCGCAACAAGGACGACGGCCCCGAGTTGGTCCAGGCCCCGTCCGGGGCTCCCGAGGATCTACCGGACTTGCCCGAGCCGAACGAGCTGTGGCATCCGATCGCCACAGACTGGTACCTGAGCCTGCGCGAGTCTGGGCAGGCCGCGTTCTACGAGCCGTCGGACTGGGCGGTCGCCCGCTACGTCGCTGAGCTCATGTCCCGCGGACTGTCGGAGGATCGGCCGCCGAACGGGCAGTACGTCGCGGCGCTCAACAGCGCGATGGCGTCACTGCTGACGACCGAGGGTGACCGTCGCCGTGCCCGGATGGAGCTGGAGCGGAAGAAGCCTGCCGGGCCGAGGTTGGCTTCGGTGAGCCCGCTGGATTCCTACCGTGACATCGCAGGCGGTTGACGAGCAGGTCCCGGACGTCGTCGAACCCTTCACTCTCGGGCCGACGTGGAAGCGCGGCCCGAACGGGAAGTTCCTGCTGCCCGAGTACACGCTGGGGTGGCAGTGCCTCGCCTGGACGAAGACGTACCTGCAGCACTACGTCGGCAAGCCGTGGCAGTACACGCCCGAGCAGGCCCGTTTGACCTTGTGGTGGTACGCGATGGATCCGGTGACGAACCGGTTCCTATGGCGCGACGGCGTGATCCAGCGCCTGAAGGGTCATGGCAAGGATCCACTGAAGGCGACGTGGGCGGCGTTCGAGTTCGTGGGGCCGTGCCGTTTTGACGGGGTCGCGGACGAGGGCAACGAGTGGGGTGTCCAGCCGGGGCAGCCGTTGGGGATTCAGCATCCGGCGGCGTGGGTGCAGATCGCGGCCGTGTCGCAGGATCAGACGCGGAACACGATGACGCTGTTCCCGCTGATCCTCTCGAAGCGGGCGATCGAAGAGTTCCGGATCGACCTCGGCAAGGAAATCATCTATGCCGACAAGGGCCGGGCTCGAGTCGAGGCTGTGACGTCGTCGCCGCGCGCCTTGGAAGGTGGGCGGCCAACCTTCACCTCGATGGGGGAGACGCATCACTGGCTGGAGTCGAACTCGGGCCACGAGATGGCGGCCGTGATCGAGCGCAACGCAACCAAGAGCGCCGACGGGCAGTCGAGGACGCTGGCGGACACGAATGCCTTCGAACCCGGCGAGGACTCCGTAGCGGAGCGGACCAGGGACGCCTACGAGGCCGCGGAGGCCGGCCGGGCCGTGAATGTCGGGCTGTTCTACGACACGCTGGAGGCTCCGCCCGAGGCGAAACTGACAGAGGCGTGGATCGAGCCGACGCTTCGCGCGGTCCGCGGGGATTCGACGTGGCTGGACATCGGCCGGCTGAAGGCGTCGATCCTCGACGTCCGTAACCCGCCGTCCCGGTCACGCCGCTTCTGGTACAACCAGATCGCCGCGGCCGAGGACGCGTGGATGGCCCGCTACGAGTGGGACGCCTGCAAGCGCGAGGACCTGGCGCTCGCCGACGGCGACGAGGTCGTCCTGTTCTTCGACGGCTCCAAGTCGGACGACGCGACGGGCCTGGCGGCCTGCCGGATGTCGGACGGGCTGGTGTCCGCGCTCGGCGTGTGGCAGAAGCCAGCGAACTGGCCGGCGCCGAACACTCCAGGCTTCGTGCCCTACCGGGTGCCTCGCGACGAGGTCCATGGCGTCGTCGAGAACGCGTTCGGTCGGTTCAAGGTGCTGGCGTTCTTCGCCGACCCAGGCTCTGGTCAGGACGATGACGACGGCGAGATGTACTGGGACGCCTACATCGACACGTGGGGTCAGGCGTGGGGTTCCAAGCTTGCGCTGCGGTCGGTGATGTCGGGCCCGAAGGCTCATGCTGTGCGTTGGGACATGCGTGATACCCGCAATCAGGAGACGTTCACGGAGGCTGTGAAGCGGACTCACGCGGACGTGCTGGAGCGGACGCTCATCCATGACGGGCACAAGGTGCTGCGTACTCACGTGATCAACGCGAGGCGCAGGACGAACCGTTGGGGGATCACGATCGGCAAGGAGCACCGTGAGTCTGCACGGAAGATCGACCTCGCGGTGTGCGCGATCGGGGCGCGAATGCTGCGCCGCATGATCCTCAACTCGCCGAAGCGGCCCAAGAAGAAGACCGGCGGCAAAGGACGGGTGGTGGTGCTGCGATGACCGCTTACGCCCCCGAGCTCCCGCTGACGTTCCTGTCGGACGACGAACTCGCTCTGATCAACGTCCTGCGTGCGGACATGATGCGCGACCGGTACGAGCTGAAGCTGCGGGACGCCTACTTCAACGGCGAGCAGTTGGTCCGCGACCTCGGTATTTCGATCCCGCCGCAGCTCAAGGGCCTGCACACGGTGATCGGTTGGCCGCGCGTTGGTGTCGAGTCCCTGGAGGAGCGCCTCGACCTGGAGGCGTTCAGGTGGGCTGACGGCGCGGACTCGACGGAACTGGAGGAGATCGCCGACGCGAACGACTTGTTCGACGAGTCGTCGCTGGCTCACCTGGATGCACTGGTCTACGGCCGCGAGTATCTGGCGGTCGGCTCCGGCGACTGTGGAGGGGACTGCCCGCCGCTGATCACGGTGGAGTCGCCGCTCGATATGACGCTGCTGTGGGATGCCCGTCTCCGGATGGGCACGGCAGCGCTGCGTGAGTGCGCGGCCGACAGCTACATCGAGTCGGGTCCGGAAGAGCGCATGATCGTGCTCTACCTGCCGGACCAGACGATCACGGCCATGCCGAACACCTCGGGCGGCTGGGAGGTTGTCGAGCGCGACATGCACGGCCTCGGCGTCGTCCCGGTAGTGCGGCTGGCGAACCGGCAGCGCACCGCGGACCGAGTCGGCAAGTCGGAGATCACCAACGACGTCATGTCGATCACGGACGCTGCGTGTCGGCGCCTGATGGGTATCGAGGTCGCGGCGGAGTTCTTCGGCGCTCCGCAGCGCTACATCCTCGGCGCGTCCGAGTCGGCGTTCCAGGACGCCGAGGGCAACGCGAAGTCGGCGTGGGAGACGTACATCGGCCGGGTTCTCGCTTTGGAGCGGGACGAGGACGGCAACGTCCCCGACGTCGGCCAGTTTCCTGCGCACGACCCGTCCGGGCAGACGAAGATCGTCGACCTGTATGCGCGGATCATGAGCTCACAGTTCGGTCTCCCGCCGCACATGTTGGGATACACGACGGACAACCCGGCCTCCGCGGACGCCATCCGGTCGACCGAAGCGAAGCTGGTGAAGAAGTCTGAACGGCGCATCCGACGACTCGGGCGCGGCTGGCAGGACGCGATGCGCCTCGCCCTGTGGGTGCGTGACGGGGTGCCGCCGGACAAGACACGGCGCATCGAGACGGTGTGGCGGAACCCGGCGACGCCGACGATCGCGGCCCAGGCGGATGCGACCGTGAAGCTCGTTCAGCAAGGGATCCTGCCGGCCGACAGCGACGTAACGCTGGAGATGGCCGGGCTGACGGAAAGCCAGCGCAAGCGGGTCCGCGCAGACCGGCAGCGCGCCGCCGGACGTGCAGGCAGCAGCGCCCTGATGGACCGGCTCGCCGAACTCGGCTCCGGGGCGGCTGCCCCGGCAGCGCCGCAGTCACCGGAGGCCGACCTTGGCATCGACAACCTCTGACGGCTCGGAATCGTCCGGAAAGTGGCGGGCGGCTCAGCGTGGGCTGACGCGCCTGCTCTTGCGGGATCTGCTGGCGTTGCGGCGGCTTATCAACCAGAACCGCCTCCAGGCGACTGTGCCGCCGTGGATCGACGCGGTGACCGAAGTCGTGGCCCGCTATTCGGAGACGTCGGCGACACTGGCTGCCGATTTCTACGACGGTGAGCGCGAGGCGGCCGGCGTGCCCGGCTCGTTCACGGTGCCGCTGGCCGATCCGCCGCCGGATGAGCAGGTTGACTCGTCGCTGCGCTGGGCCACGAAGGATCTGTGGCCACACGATGAGGCCGACGCCACGGTCGCGCAGCAGGAGCCGTTCGACGTTCGACTCGAGGCTGCGATCGTGAAGGCGGACGGGGCGGCCCAGAAGCTGGTCGCCGACCGCGGCCGGGAGACCCTGCGGCAGGCCGTGAAAGCGGATCGGGAGGCGGTTTCCTACGCGCGCGCCGCAGCGCTCGGCGCCTGCTCGTTCTGCAAGCTCATGGCGTCCCGCGGGGCCGTCTACAAGAACGCCCAGACCGCCGGTCGAGACGCGAATGACCGCTTCACCGGTGACGCGTCGGTGGTGAAGTTCCACAACAACTGCCACTGCGCGATCATCCCCGTCTTCCGGGGGCAGCAGTTCGAGTTGTCGCCGCATGCGGCGGAGTGGGATCGCATCTACCGCGAGTACGCCCAAGGCCATCCGGGAGACCAACTCCGCCTGTTCAGGCGGGCACTGGCGGAGCACGACTCGAACCCGCTCCCCGGATCTTTCTGATCAACGAGGTCGCCCTGGTGGCGGCCTTTCTCATTTCCACAGCCCCTGGAGGGCCGATTCGCCATGTCTGAAGAGAACGAGCAGAACAGCGAGCAGCAGGAGTCCGGGACCGAGGGAACTGTCGAGGAGACGGCGACCGAAGGGCAGGACGGCACTGAGGCGGCGGAGGAAGCCCAGGAGGCGGAGTCCGGCGGCGAGGAGAGGCCGTTCGACCGGAAGCAGGCCGAGGCAAAGATCCGGAAGGCGAACCAGGAGGCCAAGAACCTCCGGCAGCGCCTGAAGGAGCTGGAGCCAAAGGCCGCTGAGCTGCAGGCCATCAAGGACGCCGAGAAGACGGAGTCTGAGCGTCTCAACGATCAGCTGCAGCGGGCCAACGACCAGATCGCGAGGACGCGCCAGAGCTTGGCGAAGGCGCGCGTTCAGGCCCTGGCTGGCGCCCCCTCGGAGGATCGCGCCGCGTTCACGGATCCCGAGGACGCGGTTGGCGCGCTCGATCTCTCCTCGTACATCGACTCTGACGGCGACATCGACGAGTCCGCCATCGAGGCGGATCTCCAGGCGCTTTTGGAGCGCAAGCCGCACTGGGCGAAGGCCCAGCCCCAGGAGGGCCCGCGGCGTCCCGCACCGGACCGCACTCAGGCGTCTGGTGCCAACAACCAACGGACCCTCACCCCGGCGGACGAGTTCGCCGCGTGGACCAAGTCGCGGCTTACGTAGTCGCTGAAAGCGAGTAGATCATGGTGGCTACGGCCCCGCTCAAGCTCTCCGATGTCAACGCTTCACTGCTCCCGAGGACTCTGACCGCTCCGATCTTCGAGAAGAGCGTCGAGCAGTCCGCGGTCATGGCCCTGGCGCGGCGCGCTCCGCTGGCGATCGACGCGACCACGTCGGTGCCGATCCCGATGGACGTGCCCACCGCGGACTGGGTCGGGCAGGCGGCGAAGAAGCCCCTGTCCACCTCGTCCGTCGGTGTGAAGCAGATGACGGCGAAGAAGCTCGCCGTTCTCATCCCGGTCGCCGAAGAGGTCGTCATGACCAACGCGGGCGGCCTGTGGACGCAGCTGCAGACGGACCTGCCGACCGCGTTCGCGCGCGCCTTCGACCACGCCGCGATCCACGGCAAGACCATGAAGGGCGCGACCGGTCCGTTCGACGACTACCTGGCGGAGACCACCAACGCGGTGGCTCTGGGCACGACGGCACAGGCGAGCGGCGGCATCTGGGCCGACCTGGTCAAGGGCATGGAGATGGTCATCGACTCGGACTGGGACTACACCGGTACGGTCGCGGACCACCGCCTGAAGCCGAAGCTGCTGCTCGCGACGGACACGACGGGCCGGCCGATCCTGGTCGACACGACCACGCCGGGAACGAACATGGCGTCGGCCGGCACCCTGATCGGGGAGCCTCTCGCGTACTCCCGTTCGGTGTCGGGCAAGCAGCGCCGGCAGTCGGCGTCCAGCGACTCCGGTCTGCGTGGCATCGGCGGCGACTGGTCGCAGGCCGCGTTCGGTGTCGGCATGGACATCACCGTGCGGATCTCCAAGGAGGCCACCTACGTCGACGAGGACGGCGGCGTCCACTCGGCGTTCCAGGAGAACCTGGTCCTGCTGCTCGCCGAGGCCTACTACGGTCTGGTGATCGGTGACACGGACGCGTTCGTGAAGTTCACGGGCACGCCGTCCGGTAGCGCCTGATGGGTAGGGCTGTCCCGGTGTCCGCGCCGGGCGGGGCAGCCAAGCCCCTGCGAATCGTGGCCCGCGTTCATGCGATGCCGCCGGAGCACAATGCGGGGGCCGAGCACATGCTCGTCTCGATGCTGCGGCCTCTGGTGGAGCGCGGCCACGACGTGCAGGTGTGGCTTTCCCGCTACGGCAAGGCCCACAAGGAGTACGAGTACCGCGGCATCAAGGTCATCCCGCTGGAGTCGCGGCTTGACCTTCAGGCGGCCGTTAAGCGTTCTGACCTGCTGATCGGGCATTTGGAGACGGTGCCGTCGACGGCGTCGATGGCCCGCGGGTACGGAAAGCCGCTGGTGGTCGTGTGCCACAACACGCACCGACAGTCGTTCCGGGATGCTGCTGCGGGCGGCACAGCTCTGGCTGTCTACAACTCGCAGTGGATGCAGGTCGAGGCGGATCTGTTCTTCGCCGAGTACCCGAAGTCGGTTCGGCCTGAGTCGTCTCTGATCGTGCGCCCGCCGGTGTTCGCCGAGGAGTACGCGACGAAGCCTGGTAAGGCCATCACGCTGATCAACTGCAACCCGGAGAAGGGTGGGAAGGTCCTTGAGGCCTTGGCCCGACGGATGCCGGATCAGCAGTTCATCGCTGTGCGCGGCGCCTATGGCGAGCAGATCCTCCCGGACCTGCCCAACGTTGAGATCGTCGAGCATGTTCCCGGTGACGAGATGCGGGAGAAGGTCTACGCCCGCACCCGCGTGCTGCTGATGCCGTCGTCCTACGAGTCGTGGGGCCGCGCGGGCTGCGAGGCGTTGGCGTCTGGTATCCCCGTCGTTGCTCACCCGACGCCTGGTCTGTGCGAGTCGCTGGGCGAGGCTGGGATTTTCGTCGACCGGGAGGACGTCGCCGGCTACGAAGCTGTGCTGCGGAAGCTGGGCACGGCTGCCGAGTACCGGCTTGCGTTCAAGCGCGCCAAGGCCCGCTCTACCGAACTGGATCCCTCCGTCGACCTAGCTGCCTGGTGCAGCGTCGTGGAGGGCCTGGCCCGATAGGAGGCGTCGTGGCATTCACCCCGCCGACCGTCGAAGAGCTGGGCATGTATCTAGGCCTGGGTGAGATCGACGGCAACCGTGGCGATCTGCTGATCGCCAAGGCGATCAGCCTGTGCCAGACGATCGTGAAGCCGCTGCCAGAAGGTGCGGACGCGGTCGTTCTGTCGGTAGCCGGCCGCGCTTACGTGAATCCGCAGCAGGTGTCCTACGAGACGATCGGCCCGATGTCGGTGCAGCGCCCGTCCGGTTCGGGTGGCCTGTATCTGACGAAGGCCGACAAGTCGGCGCTCAAGTCCCTTGCAGGTCGCGGGGGCGCGTTCACTGTCGATCCGACTCCGGCTACTGCGGATCCGTCGCCGACTTGGCCGCTCGACGATGGCACCGTCTGGGCGGAGGACTACGAGCCGGGCTGGGGGTATCCCTGATGCCCGCCCCGTATCCCTTCGGCGAGACGGTGCGGATCCTGCGCACCGGTGAATCGCCGGGCCGCGGTCCGCGCGGTCAGCCCGAGCCGGGGCCGGACGAGTCGTTCGACTTGGACGGCTGCGTGGTCACGCCACGGGCGGAGACGCCTCAGGTGGGCGGAGACAAGCAACAGGCGAGAGACACGGTCATCGTCGGATGGACGGTCTACGCCCCGGCCGGGAGGCCGATTCGCACCACAGACCAGGCCATGATTCGGGGCGTGAAGTGCGACATCACCGGCGAGCCCGGCGACTGGGGACACAGTCCATTCACCGGCACTCGCGGGCCGATCCAGTTCGCTGCGGACCGGGTGACGGGCTAGGGCCGTGCCTGCTCAACTGCGGCGACGAGCTTCTCGGCGGCGTCGTTGCTCTTTCGCGGGATGGACAGGCTGTGCGGGTCTTCGTAGGGTGGGCGACCGCCGTGGGACAGCCCGCTCTTCTCGCCCGCAGCCGTACTGCCAGGCAGTACGAACTGCACATAGCCGTGGAACAGACGGCTGCCCGCCTTGAAGCGGGTTCCGGTGATGTCGGCCGCCCGGATCCGTACTGGTGCCGGCTTGGGTCCGACGGGCGTCTTGGTGATGGTCACCCATTCCCCGTCGAAGCTGATCGTGCCGAGCACGCCCTTGACGTCCATGTCCGCCCCCAGTTGCGTGAGTTCTTGGAGGGGCTATGGCAGCACGGTTCAAGATGAAGCGCAAAGGTGTAGGTCAGCTCTTGAAGTCGCCGATGATCCAGGCGGAGATGCTGCGCCGAGCCGAGCGCATCAAGGGCGTCGCGGTGGCGATCTCTCCCGTGGACGTTGGGGGGCCGCATCCCGGGCACTACAAGGCGGCATGGAAGGCGGACAGCACTTCCCGCGGTGGTCGCCGCCGGGACAGGGCTGTCGGCCGGGTCCGGAACGGTGCCTACTACGCCCGCTGGGTGGAGTACGGCAACGGTCCAGGTGGCGGTCCGGCCCATCACGTTCTGCTACGTGCAGCATTGCAGGGTGGGCGGAACTAGTGACTGCTCTCGTCGACATTGAACTGGAGCTCATCACCCGTGCGACCGCCCGCTTTCCGGATGCGGTGGTGCGGGATGAGCTGGACAACAACCTGGCCGGCGAGTTGCCGACGATCCAGATCGAGCAGATCCCCGGTGGCAACGATGACGGGCTGAAACTGAGTCGGGCCATCGTCGACATCAACGTGTACGCCGAGACCAGAGCCGATGCGATCGCCCTGGCAAACCAGGTGCATAGCTGGGTGACCGGTGAGCTCCGGGGCTCGACGAGCGCGACGGCGGCGTTCGGCCGCACCGGGAGTTTCGCGCTGCCTGCGATCCGCCCCTACGAGAACACCTCGCTCCGCCGTGTCGGGGCGACCTACGAAATCTTCTGCCACCCGGTCTCCTGACGGCCGGTTTTGGGCCCGCGCCGGACCCTGTACCCGCCCGTGCGCGGGCTCTTCCATGTCTGGAGACATCTCATGGTCAACATCACCCGCGCCGCGGACCTCGCGCTCGTCGGCGCGAACGGCGGAGGATGGGTAGCGCCGGTCGGTTCGACGGCTCCCGCCTCCCCGCTGGTCCAGCCCGCCTCGCCGTGGGAGCCGCTCGGCGCGATCAGCGACGACGGCCTCACCTATGGGTTCGACGAGGACTCGCAGGAGTTCACGCCGTGGGGTCTGAGCAGCCCGTTCCGTACTCAGATCACCAAGTCGGTGCGCACGTTCGGGCTCACGGTCTGGGAGACGAGCCGAGTCGCGGTGCAGTCGCTGCAGTACCGCCTGGACGCCGCCGACCTTGCGCCCGACGAGGACGGGATCACCAAGTTCGCCGAGACCGCGTCGCCCGTTCCGGACCGCAGGGCGTTCTGGTTCCTGGTGATCGACGGCGACGCCTACAAGGGCTTCTACGTGCCGCAGGGCGAGATCAACGACCGCTCTGACGTGTCCTTCAAGCAGGACGAGATGTCCGGCTACGAGTGGACGATCACCACCTACCCGGACGAGTCCGGGAACACCGTCTACCACGTCGACAAGATCCCCGCCACGCCCGTCTACTCGGGCTCCTGAACGGGTGGGCGGGCTGGAATAGCCAGCCGGCGCGGGCCCGGCCCGCCCACCTCTATCGACCCCCCAACCCCGCCCGCGCCCCACAGAAGGAGCCCGCGCCATGCCCACACCCCGCAAGACCACTGCTAGCAGCAGGAAGCCCCGCACCGCCGCGAGGTCCGCTTCCCGGCCGCCGGCCAGCCGCACCGTCGAACCCGACGAGGACTTCGACGAGCAGGACGTCTCCGAAGCAGACGCCCAGGAGATCGAAGCCGAAGGCCACTACGTGACCGCGGCGCTGGCCGACGAGGATCTGCGGATCATCCCCCCGGCTGCATGGCGGCAGTCGTGGCACCGGCTGCTGAACGCCGGCCAGTTCGACGAGTTCGCCGAGCTGGTGCTGCACCCGGACGACCTGGACCGGTATTTCGAGATCGATCCGACGAACGGCGAGTTCAACGACTTCGTGACGGATGCCGCGAACCACTCGGGTGAGAGCCTGGGGAAATCGCGTGGACCCGCTCCGTCGTCGAGGCGCACGCGGAGGCGGTAGAAGCGGATCTCGCCTTCTACTACCAGCGTGACGCCGACCAGCTCGACGCCTATCACCGCGGCGAGATGACGTCCCGGCGCCTGCGGGTGCTGATCCAGCGGTTGCCGCCGGAGTCCGCCACGTGGACCGTTCTCCGTAACGCGATGTCGGACGAGGAGCTTGCGGAGCAGGGCAACAAGGGTGACCCGGAGAAGGATCGCTGGTCGAAGTTGGAGCAGCTGGTTGCCGTGGTCGCCGACCGAGTAGCGGGTCTGACCTACGCCTACGCCAGTGCGAACACTGAGAAGGGCAAGGCCAAGCCGAAACCGCCTGAGCCTATTCGTAGGCCGGGCGGCAAGCAGGTGAAACCGAAACAGCAGATCAGCGACGAGCAGGCGACTCTCCTGTTCGAGATGCTCAAGGAACGCCCGCTGTAGGGCACTGGGAGGAGGCTCCCGGTGCCTGCAATCTCTGTCGGATCGGTCGAGGTCGATGTCATCCCCAACACTCAGGGGATCTACAACCGGCTAAGGGGTGCTCTGGTTCCTGCCGCGACGCGCGCGGGCCAGGACGCAGGGAACGCCGCTGGTCGGGCTTTTGGGCCTGCGCTGCAGCGTCAGGTTGGAAACGTCGGCCTTCAGATCGGGCAGCAGATCGGCCAGCAGATTGCCAGCCGGATCACTGCGGCGCTGCGTACTTCGGTGCGCAACGGCATCACGCAGGCTGGCCAGGCGGCGCGTCCTGCAGCAGCTCGGCAGGGTGAAGAGACGGGCGGCGCCTTCGCCCGCTCACTGCGGGCGAAGTTGCAGGAAGCCTTCCGCAGCATGCCGAAGCTCGATGTCCGCCTGTCGGACACGGGTGTCGACGCTGATCTGGCGCGCCTGCGGGCCCGCATGGAGACCCTGTCGAACAAGACCATCGGCATCGACATCGACGCCGAGACGGCCAGGGCGCAGGCGGCGGACATCGAGGAGCGGCTGCGCCGCCTCGGAGCAGCTCACCCGAATGTCGCGGTGCGGGCGGACACAGCCCGCGCTATCGCTTCTCTGCAGGCCCTTCAGGCGCAGATCGATGAGGTGACTGCCGACCCTGCCCGGGTACGAGTGGAGACGGACGGCACGTTCGGGCAGCGGCTGCGCGCACAGGTGCAGGCTGCGGAGGCTTCCCTCCCGAACATCAACCTCCGAGCCGACTCCTCGGACGTCGACGTGGAGATCGCACGGCTGCGCGCACAGCTCACCGCATTGCGGGACGTGCGCATCGGCGTCGACATGGACACCGCCACGGCCAGGGCCCGCATCGAAGCAATCCAGGCTCGGCTGCAACGACTGTCCGCTTCTGACGCGGATGTCGCCGTCCGTGTGGACGCGGCTGCCGCAGCAGCACAGCTGGCAGCGATGCAGACTCTCGTCAACAGGCTGGACGGCCAGACGGCGACCGTGAACGTGAATGTCAGCGGCATGCAGCTGCTGGTGACGACGGCCCTCGCGCTCGGCCCGGCACTCATCCCGGTTCTGCCGGTGATTGCCGCCGGCTTGGGTGCGATCACTTCGGCTGCTGTTGCGGCGGCGGCCGGGATCGGGGCGATCGCGCTGGTCGCGGTGCCCGCGTTCAAGCAGATCGGTGGCGTGCTGCAGGCGCAGAAGGCTGCCCAGGATGCCGCTACCGCGGCGACCAACAAGGGCGGTCAGGCGTCCTCGCAGGCGGCGTCGAAGGCCTTGCAGATGGCTGGCGCGCAGCAGTCTCTCGCCTCCGCGCAGCGCAATGCGTCCCGCCAGATCGCCGATGCCCAGCGTGCTGTCGGCGATGCGGTGCGGCAGGCAGCGCAGGCGAACGCCCAGGCCGCAGCACAGGTGAAGCAGGCTCGGACCGGCCTGGCGGATGCGTATGCGGCTGCTGCGGACCGCATGCAGCAGGCGAACCAGGCGGTCGACGGTGCCGAGCGGGATCTCGCGCAGGCACAGAAGAGCTCTCGGCAGGCGCAGTTGGACCTGACGGCCGCCCGCGCGGAGGCATCCCGGCAGCTGCAGGACATGAACAACCAGCTCACCGACTCCAAGCTCAGCGAGCGGGACGCCGAGATCGCCCTGACCGAGGCGACCGCACGGCGCAACGCGGTCTTGGACAACGCCAACGCGAGCGACCTCGACAAGCAGAAGGCGCTGCTCGCCTACGACCAGGCAGTACAGCGGCTCAACGAACAGCGCCTGGAAACCAAGCGCCTCACGACGGACACGGCGAAGGCGAACAAGGCTGGCGTCGAGGGCTCACAGGCCGTGAAGTCGGCTCAGGAGCAGTTGGCTTCGGCGCAGCAGGATGTCGTCGACAAGACGGCGGCGCTGAAGACCGCTCAGCAGGACGTCACGAAGACGCAGCTCGAGAACACGCGCGCCATCGCCGAGGCGCAGAACAAGCTGGCCGAGGCACAGAAGAACGTCGCGGAGGCGCAGCGCCAAGGCGCCGAGAACATTGCGCGGGCTCAGGAGCGCGTCGTGCAGGCGCAGGAGTCTGGTGCGGACTCGGTCGCATCGGCGCAGCGAGCGATCCAGTCGGCCTCGATGGGGGCTGCTGGCGGGGTGGATCAGGCGGCGATCGCGCAGGCCAAGTACCGGGCTGAGCTGGAGAAGTTGACGCCGGCGGCCCGGGACACGATGAATGCGTACCTCGATCTGCGGACCGCGTTCGGTGCCTGGTCGAAGTCTCTGCAGCCGGATGTGATGCCGATTTTCACGCGGGGGCTCGGGTCGCTGCGGAAGATGCTGCCAACGCTGACCCCGTTCGTGAAGAGTGCTGCTTCGGCGATCAAGGAGCTGCAGGACCGGGCCTCGAAGTCCGTGAAGTCACCGTTCTGGCAGGGCTTCAAGAAGGATCTGCAGTCCAATGTGAAGCCAGCGATCGTTGGCCTGGGTGTCGCGTTCGGGAATGTCCTTAAGGGGATGGCGGGCATTGTCGATGCCTTCCTGCCGCACATGGACGGCATCTCGTCCCGCATGCAGCGCATCACGAAGCGGTTCGCCAACTGGGGTGCAGGGCTGAAGGGTTCGCCGGAGTTCGAGCGGTTCTTGACGTTCGCGTCGGAGAAGGCCCCGCTCCTCGGGGACGCTTTCAGGAAGCTCGGGTCTGCGTTCCTTCAGGTTGGAGAGGCCCTGTCGCCGCTTTCGGGCCCGCTGCTGAGGCTTCTTGGCGGGGTTGCCCAGGCTATCGGCATCATCGCGGACAAGGCTCCGTGGATGATCCAGCTGATCTACGGGATCATTGTCGCGGTCAGGCTGTGGACGATCGCCCAGGCAATTTTCAACTTCGTCATGAACCAGAACCCGCTGGTCAGGGTTGCGATGTTGATCGGCCTACTGATTGCTGCGGTCATCTACGCGTACACCAAGTTCGGCTGGTTCCGGACGGCCGTGGATGCAGTCTGGTCAGCCCTGAAGACGGGCGGGACGGCGGTCGTCAACTGGTTCACTGGGCCGTTCAAGAATTTCTTCACCAAGACCATCCCTGGGATTTTCCAGTTCACGTTGGACTGGGTGAAGCGGAACTGGCCTTGGATCCTCGGTGCGCTCGGCGGGCCGATCGGCCTCGCAGTCGTGGCCATCATCAAGCACTGGGACGACATCAAGCGCGGCTTGTCCAGCGCCTGGTCCGCAATCAAGCGGACCACGCTCTACCCCATCCGTGATTTCTTTACCAAGACCATCCCGGGGTGGGGAAACACCCTGCGCGACAGAATGGTTGGCGCGTTTGACGGGGCCCGCAAGGGCATCAAGACGGCCTGGGACAAGATCAAGGGCATTGCCAAGGCCCCTGTCCAGTACGTGGTGGATGTCGTGTACAACAACGGCATCCGTGGCGTCTGGAACATGATCGCCGGGGCGTTCGGTGCTCCCAAGCTGAAGCGGTTCGAGTTCGCCTCCGGCGGCATCATGCCTGGCTACACCCCGGGCAGGGATGTGCACCGCTTCTTCTCGCCGACGGGCGGGCAGTTGGATCTGTCCGGCGGCGAGGCCATCATGCGGCCCGAGTTCACCCGCGCGGTCGGCTCGGGGTTCATCAACACGCTGAACTCGATCGCGTCCTCGCGAGGCGCGCAGGGCGTCAAGGCGGCCTTGGCGCCGGTGTTCGGAGGCAGTGCGCCGATGAGCACGGACCGGTCGTCGCAGTACGCCCGTGGCGGCATCGTGCAGTCGTTCGCGGACGGCGGCGTCTTCGGATGGATCAAGTCCGCCGGATCGGCACTGAAGGGCGCCGGATCGGACGCCTGGAACGCCATCAAGAAGGGCGCCAGTTGGCTCGCCGACACCCTGGAGGCGTCGGCTCGTGCAGGCGTCAAGCACGTCGTCGACCCGCTTCTCGCCCGGTTCCCCGGCATGGACACCGGGATCGGGAAGATGATCCGCCACATCCCCAACAAAATCATTGATGCCCTGTTCGGCTACAGCAAGCAGGCCGACGACAAGGGCGCCGGAGGGATCGGGGGACCGCGGATCGCGGCAGGCCTGAAGTGGGCGAAGACGCAGGCCGGGAAGCCCTACCAGTGGGCCGGAAACGGGAACCCCAGCTGGGACTGCTCCGGTTTCATGTCGGCGATCGAGTCCGTCATCCGAGGTCAGAAGCCTCACCGCAGGTGGGCGACTGGCGCCTTCTCGGGCAAGACGGCCCCGCCCGGCTGGGTCTACCACGGCAATAGCCCATTCAAGATCGGCATCACCAACGCCGGCGTCGGCCACACGGCGGGAACGATCGCCAAGACCAACGTCGAAAGCCGCGGCGGTGCTGGTGTCGTCGTGGGCTCCCGGGCTCGCGGCTACAACGACCGGCTGTTCGGCAGCTGGTATGGCTTCAAGCCCGGCACCTACGACTCCGGCGGCTACATCCCGCCCGGCCTCAACCTCGTCAACAACGGCACGGGCCGGCCGGAGCCGGTGTTCACGACGGCGCAGGCCAACGCGCTCACCTCGATGGCGAACCGGTCTGCAAGCCAGCAGCTCGGCGATCTGTCGCTGAACGTGTGGGTCGGCAACGAGGGCATCGCTTCCATCGCCCGAGCTGAAGTGCATAACGCCCAGGGCGAGCTCATCCAGGTACTCAACGCGAGCTGAGGAGGTTCTCTTGGCGATCCCCGGAAACCTCCTCAGCGCGACAACCGAGACCGTCGACCCGAACACCTCCGGGTGGACGGCCAAGCTGAACTGCACGCTGCTGCAGGGCGTGGGCGGCCGGACTGGAGGAGCGGGCTGCCTGCAGGTCAAGTCGTCGGCAGCGGGCGAAGTCCAGGCCCGCACCGTCTCCTCGTATGCGGTCACGCCCGGCGTCGTCTACCAGGTGTTCGCGGACGCTGCCGGATCGAGTGTCCCGGAGCGGATCGGGATCCGCTGGCTGACCCCGATCGGCACCGAGGTCAGCGTCAGCTGGTCGCAGACGACACTGACAGCGTCCGGAGCCTGGCACCGCGTCGGCATGGCTGCTGCGGCACCTGCAATGGCATCCAAGGCGCAGGTTCTGCTGTCCTCCACCCCAGCCGCGGCGAACGTCAACCAGTTCTGGGAGAACGTCTACCTCGGCCTGCCTATCCGCACGAACGGCAACCTGTTGCCGTTCAATACCGAGTCCGCAGAGGTCGACGCCTCGTCGTGGGCGGCCGTCGTCAACGCCGCCGTCGCCCGTCAGGCGCCGGTGGTCACGTGGGCCGTCGACAACTACCTGGCCGGCGGCGAGACGCTCGCGATGACCGCGGTCGCCGCAGGCAACGCCTCGATCCTCGCCGTCGACCGACCGACGGTCACGCCGGGCGTCGAGTACCTGGCCTACGCCTATCTCCAGCCGCCCACACTGGCGTCGACAGCATGGCTTGAGCTGCGGTTCTACGACAGCGTCGGCAACCAGGTAGGAGCTCAACGCTCCACTCTGGCTGCGCCGGGAACAGGCATGTACCGGCAGCGGGCCTCCATGGTCGCACCGGGCAACGCCGCCACCTGCTCTGTCGCGGCCGGCCTGGACACGGCATCTGCGGGGCAGGTGCTGCGACTGGAGACAGTCGTCGTCACGGCCGCACCGAAACTCCAGGCCGGGTCTGTTCTGTCCTACGCCGACTCCGGCTTCGAGCAGGGTGTCGGCGGCTGGACGACCGGGAGCGGCGTAGCAACGCTGGCCCGCACCACACCTTGGGGCAGCTCTTTCTTCGAGGGCTCCTACGCTCTCGCCGTCACCTCGAGCACGGCAACACAGTCCTCGATCCGGTCCGGCAAATTCGGAGGCATCACGGCGGGCCTGAATTTCCGGGCCCAGGTCTGCGTCCACATCGCCGCCGGATCATGGTCGTCCATTGGGGTGCGGATCCGCTGGTACGACGCAGCCAACGTCGACCTCGGCGCATCCATCGGCGTCTCATGGGCGGTCTCCGGCGGCGGCTGGTACGCCATCAACTCCGATGCGGTCGCCCCGGCCGGGGCGACGCAGGCCGCGATCGACCTGCTCGTCACTGCCTCGGCAACCAGCAGCATCCTCCACGTCGACCAGGCAGTTCTGTGGCAGGTTCTCCCGCAGACGGAAGCGGTGGCCGTCGACGACGGCGGCTACATCAGCCTCACCCTGCGAGAGCTCACCGTCGACTACGAACTGTCGGTCTACCGGGTTACAACCGATGGCTCTCGTTCCCTCGTGCGCAGCAGCTCCGGGCTCGTGGACCGCCAGCCCATCACCAGCGACCTGGTCGTCATCGAGGACCATGAAGCACCGTTGAACACGCTGGTCCGCTACACGATCGAGCAGAGCCCGCCAGGCTCTCTCGCCTCAACGAACCGCACCAGCGCCTACGTGCGCGTCACCCTCGCGGACGTCAACGAGGCGTGGCTGAAGGACCCAGGAAACCCGCAGCGCAACCTGAAGGTGCTGGTACAGACGGCCCCGGACTGGCAGCGCCCCATCGAGCAGGCGACGTTCGTGGTCCGCGGCCGGCGCAACAAGGTCGTCCTGTCCGGTCGCAGAAACGGCCTCGAGGGAGACCTCGCCGTGTGGACCCGCTCCGACGAGGAACGCCGCAGCCTGCACCTGCTGCTCGACTCCGGGAACACGCTGCTGTGGCAGGCCGTACCCGGGATGGGCGTCGACGACATGTACGTCGCCGTCGCCCAGATCACCGAGGGTCGAGTGGGTGGACTCGCCCAGGAACAGTGGCGGACGTGGACGCTACCGCTCACCGAGACCGACATGCCCATCACCACGGTCGTGAACGGTGCAGCCGGCCGCACCTGGCAGGACGAACTCACTGAATTCGATACGTGGCAGGACGTTCGCACCACGTACACGACGTGGGAGGACGTGCTCCTCGACCGGCGGGGGTGAACCGTGTACCCCGTCTCCGATCGGTTCCTGGCACGCCTCGCCGAGTCCCACCGCATCGCTACACGGGTGCAGTTGTTCCTCAACAGCGGACAGGTTGTGGACCTGGAGCACACGGGCGGTTCCGTCAACGTCGACCGCTCCCAGGCGATCCGTCGTACCTGCACGGTCACGATCGCTGATCCGACGCTGATCCCGCGAGCCGCATCCGACCAGCTCGCCACCTACGGCGCCCGCCTCCGTGTCGCCCGCGGCGTCGAGTACGGAGATGGCTCTCAGGAGCTCGTGCCGCTCGGCGTGTTCAGGCTCGACTCGGTCGATGGCGATGTCAACGACGGGCCGGTCACCCTGGCCGGGAAAGCCCTGGAAGCGGCGGTCGCCGACGACAAGCTCACGGCCGTCTACACCGCTACCGGCACCGTCGTCGGCGCCATCACCGCACTCATCCAGCGCAGCCTGCCCGGCGCCGACGTGATCAGTCAGATCGTCGACGTACCCATCGGAACCCGCGCTTTCGATGTGCAGGCTGATCCGTGGGCAGGCTGCCAGGAGATCGCCGCCGCTGCGGGTGCCGAGGTGTACTCCAACGCGGACGGCGTGTTCATCATCGCGCAACTGCCGGACCTGCTCACGACGCCGCCTGTGTGGGCGGTGGAGGCTGTCGAGGGCGGCGTCTACATCTCGGCTAACCGGGCCATGTCCAGCGACGGCGTCCACAACGGCATCCTCGCCTACGGCGAGAACACGGCCGACGGAGTCCCGCCCGTTTCTTACCTGGCCACCGACGGCGACACCGGGAGCCCCACTTACTGGGGCGGCCCGTTCGGTCGCCGGCCCGACTTCTACAGCTCGTCGACACTGATCTCCATGGCAGCCTGCCAGCAGGCAGCGAATCTGAAGCTCGCGCAGGCGAAGGCCCCGAACGCCACCGGCGACATCAGTAGCCTGCCGAACCCGGCGCTCGAACCGGGCGACGTCTTTCGGGTGACGCACGAGGACGGCAGTCGCGAACTCCACCAGGCCGCCTCTTTCAGCGTGCCACTGGATGAGGGCGGCGACTTCCCGATCAGCACGATCAGCGCCAAGGAGGATGCGTGAAGTCCTCCCACGCCAGCACCCGCGACCTCGCCTACGCGCTCGCGCAGCGGGCGAAACGGGCTGGGGAGAAGGCGCCCACAGTGCGCGGCTCGGACTGGCGTCTCGCCACCGTCTCCGCAGTCGCCTCTGACGGGACTGTCACGGCGGACGGCCTCAAGGTCCGCCGCATGGAGACCTACCAGAACCCGCTCGTCGGCGACGTCGTCGTCATCGGCCAGTCCAGCAGCGGCAATTGGATCACGCACGGACGTCTGTCGGCGGGCACGGAGACCGTCTGGGTGAAGCCGACGTTGGCGACCGGGTTCACGCACGACGGGAACACGAACGGCGACGTCATGTACCGGCTGGCCATCGTCGCCGGCACTCGCTTCATGCAGTGGCGTGGCGGCCTCGGCATCACCTACGCGTCGAATGCGATCCAAAACTCCGGCGACTTCCTCAGCGCTGCGGTGGCAGCTGCTTTGAGGCCGCCGTCCACGCGGTCGCTTTCCGCGGCCTGCTCTGCCTCCACCTCGTCGTCCCTCTCTTTGAAGGTCGATGCGAGGCCGGACGGGCAGATGCGCGTCATCGGTACGACGACCAGCACGTCTGACACCTACACGACGCCGATCATCCGGCCGCCGTGGGTGTCCCTCAATGGCCTGCAATACACGATCGACTAGGAGGCCGCGTTGAGCACCACGGACGCCTACGGCCAGAGCATCTCGCTCGCGTCGCTGACAGATGCACCGGACCTGCCCAAGGCGATTGCCGACCTCGCGGCCGGCGTCATCCCCCGCGGCATTCTGCGGTTCGCGTCGGCGTCCGCGCGCGGTGCCACGCTCGTCGGCACGCAAGCCCCGGTCGAGGGGATGCTGACGTGGCTACAGGACGTCGACCGGCTCGACCTGTATGACGGCACCGCCTGGGTGACGGTGTCGGTCGCCAGCCGGACCTGGACGACGATCAACCTTGCGTCGGGCTGGGCGCAGAACGGCAACAGCCAGGGGTCATTCCAGTACCGCATCGTCAACTTCGCAGGCGACGACACGATCATGTTCCGGGGCGGTATCTCCCGCAGCTCCTATCCGAGCAGCATGCCGGACCACTTCACCCTCAACTCGACGCTCCTGCCCGCCTCGGCGCGTCCATCGACACTCCGCACCATCGTCGTCCCCTGCTCCGATGTGGCATCGGACCGGATCACGCTGAAGCTCGACATCACTACCGGCGGACAGCTCGACCTGTACGGCACCACCGCCACGGCGAAACCCCCATGGATCGGCTTCAACGGCTGCTCTGCCAGCCTCTAACCCCCGCACCGCCACAGCCCGCGCCCCAGAGGGCGCTTTTTTCACGCCTGAAAGGGGTCTGCCTTGGCCGCGCCAATGACAGCCGCACAGGTCGTTGCCCAGCTGAAGAAGTGGGGCCTCAAGTACGTCGAGATCCCCGGCTGGGCCACGCACAACCGCAACAGCAAGGGCGTCTGGGGGCCGGTGAACGGCTTCATCTGGCACCACACCGGCGCGTCCGTCGGCGCCGCGAACGCCAAGGCCTACGCTTCCAGCACTCTCTACAACGGCCTAGCCGACCTGCCCGGCCCGCTCTGCCACTTCTCCATCGGCGCCGACGGTGTCGTGTACCTCGTCGGCTGGGGCCGCGCCAACCACGCCGGCGGCGGGGACCCGACAGTCCTGCAGCACGTGATCGACGAGGACTACAGCGGCCAGCTGCACCCGACCCGCGGCAACAGCAACGGAGTCGACGGCAACGCCCACTTCTACGGCGTCGAAATCCAGTACTCCGGCAGCCAGCAGATGGCCGACATCCAGTACCAGACGGCCCTGAAGCTGTCGGCCGCAATCCTCGACTTCCACTCCCGGCCCGAGAACGGCGACTGGGGCGAGGACGCGCTGTCCGTCATCGCGCACGGCGAATGGTCCTCCGACAAGTGGGACCCCGGCTACGCCCCCGGAAGGATCATGGCCATGTCCGGCGTTCGTGCCGACGTCACGGCCACCCTCGCAGCAGGACCCACTCAGGAGGACGACGTGGCCCTGACCACGGACGACATCAACAAGATCGCCGCAGCGGTCGCGACCAAGCTCATCGCTGGTGGTGGCGTGCTGGAGGACGGCGACCTCGACCGTGTGTGGGGTCGGGACGTGATCCCCGCTGCCCGGCCGCCGTACAACAACGTCGACTACTTCGCTGCCGACGGCAAGACCGTCGCGAATCCGACCTGGACAGCGAAGTACGCCGTGCAGGCAAGTGTCGAAGGGGTCCGCGAGACCCTCGCCCGCGTGAAGAACGTGGAGGCCGGGCTCGGCGCTGTCGGTATCACCGACGTCCAGATCGCGTCCCTCGCCAACCAGGTCGCCGCGAGCACCAACCTCGTTGACCTCATCGCCGAGAAGGTCGCCGCGAACCTCGCCGACCGGCTCGCCAAGTAGCCCCCGACCTACGAGCAGAATCGAGACCATCGTGAAGATATTCGGCAGAGAGCCCGTCTACCTGCTGGCAGCTGTGGCCATCGCCCTGAAGTTGGCCGCCGCCTACGGGCTCGACGTCAGCGGCGACCAGCAGACGCTGATCAACACCGTGCTGTCGTGCCTCGTCGCAGTCGCCTCCGCCGTCGTCCTGCGCAACGGCGCCCTCGGCGCGGCCATCCTTCAGCTCGCCTCGGCCGGCCTGGCTCTGTTCGTCGGCTTCGGTCTCGACCTGTCTGCCGAGCAGCAGGCCGGATGGATGTCCCTCGTCGCCGCGATCCTGGCCCTGTTCGAGCACCGCGAGGTGACGGCCCCCGTGCCCGCGGTCGCTCTCGAGCAGTCCAGTCCCGTGAAGGCTGGCCCGGCGGCAGGCGTCTGACCGGGTGGGCAGCTTACGACTGGGGGAGGGCGCCCCGTGAGCGAGATCTTCGGCATCAACGCGAGTGACGCCGGGCTCGGCGCCCTCCTCACGCTTGTCGTCCTCCTCATCCTGACCGGCCGGCTCATTCCCAGACGCACGCACGAGGACGTCATCACCGACCGCGACAACTGGAGGTCGGCATATCTGGAGTCCGAGAAGGCCCGTCAGGCCGAGCACGACCAGACCGGGGAGCTCCTGGAGATGGCCAAGCTCGGCGGCCACATCCTCACCGCCCTGCCCCACCCGGGGCACGCGGACGAGGGGGAGGTGAACGGCGGTGATCGGTTGGATCCGACGCCTCGTGCACGGACGTGACGACGCTCAACCGTCCGACTCCGAAGTAGCGCTCGCCCACGCCCAGAACGCCCGCCAGCAAGCAGAAGCCCGCAGGCCGGCCGTAGACGCGATCGCCGCGACGCTGAGAAGGGCCCGGGAGGAAAACCACTTCCGGGAGAAGATCGAAGAATTGTTCCGGGGAGCAGCACCATGAGTGAGTTGAGCGTCGACCAGTGGGTGAACGTCGCCGGCTCGGCGATCGCGGCCCTGGTCTGCGCCGCCTTCTGCCTGACCTATCATCTGAAGGCGTCCTGGTGGCATTCCGGAACTGGCCGCAACCTCATGGGGCTGCCGGCCGCGATCGGCGCACTTTTCCTGTACACGGTGCTTGTCAGTCTCTGGCCGGACGGATGCTTCGCCGTGGTCATGCGGGGAGTCCGAACGATGCTGGCCCTCGCCATCAGCGCGTTGATCCTCCAGCGGATCCGCATCCTGTTGAAAGCTCAGCGTGAACACCGTGATCGAACTGGAGTCTGACGATGCCTGAGCCAATCCCGCGGTCACCGCGCCGCGACGACGCGGCGGCGGACGCCACCTCGCTGTTCTCCGCTGGCAGGCTCGAGGAACAGCCCGTGCCGACCGAGGTTCCACCACCAAGTATCGACCCGTTCCAGGAGCCTGACCTGGTCGACGAACCTGCATGACAGTGCCCCCGCAGTCTGCTTCGGCAGGCCGCGGGGGCACTCTGCCGTTTCAGGACGCGAGCTGCTTCTTCACCTCAGCGACGCTCGGCCCGCTGTCCGTGGACGGCATGTCCCACCGGAACGCCTTCTCTTCACCGTCGATGTAGATCAGGGTCCCGCCCTTCGCCTGTGCTGGCGTGAGGTCGAAGGCCTGGGACCGCCACTGGTACGAGCCGGGTTGGACGGGGTCGGCGTTGTTGTACTTGTCCATGGTCACGTTCGACGAGTTGCCGGCGTCGAAGGCGACCATCTCCCCGTCCGCCGCCATCCACTTCCATCCACCGCCGCTGATCGGTGCGGGCTCGTCGGCGGCAACCGCAGTCATTGCCTTGTCCTTCATCGTGACGACGGCGAACACCCCATTCGCCGCGGCCTCACCGGAGGCTTCCTTCGTGAACACCACCGTGTCCGGGGTGATCTCCAGGACGCCTGTTCCGCCGTCGCCCGTCGTCTGGGCTGGCGTCCCGAACTTCAGCCCCTTTTCGACCTGGCCGCTCGGCTGTTCACTCGGCACGGTCTCGCCAGCCGCGGACTCCTGAGCGTTGGCCTTGTCGTTGCTGCTGTCGTCTCCGCCTCCGCAAGCGGTAAGTGCAGCCAGAAGCAGAGCGGCCGTCGCCGCCGTCGCGCGAACGCGCATATGTCCCCCCAGGGTTGAGCTAGTCGGGACACCGTAGGACAGACGGGACGGACGGGGATGGGCGGTTGCAGGGCTGTTACGCGGACCGCTGGCTGTCAGCCAACCCAGCGCATACGCGGCGTCCCTGGGACCTCGACCTCGACAGGG